TCACTGGAAAACTCCTTATACTCCTTGTCAGAGGTAATTCATGAAAGAGGAATTTGTAACATATGCTAGAGATTCATTTGGGAGATGTGATCTCGTAAGGAAACTAGTAGTAACATCTGATGATTGTGCATGGTGTGGAAGATATAGACATAAAGCAGGTAAACCAACAGGTAAGCTGTTTCAATATGGTGTATTCAACGATGATGCACCATTTCCTTTCTTCTATACAGAGTTTTTCTGTTCAGTTGATTGTATGCGAACATACTACTTCGGATGAAGATAGCTTTTGTCATTATCATAGTATGCGGAATTGTAGCTCTATTAGAATGGCAGATAATTACAGTGTCTACTCAACATAGACAAGATCTATGTTCCATTCATGTTCTCCCCAACGGTAATCTTGTCAAAGCCACCGATTGGGATTACTACAACTGTATAACAAAATGAATCTAGAAGACATCCTCAAACTCGATAAACTAATCTGTACTGGTGACCAGGCTAAAGCTGGTTGGTACCTAGATCAAGATGAGATTATCTCAGCAATTGATTCTCTTGGTATTAAACTTCAAGTAAGAATCAGGTTCATGACTGCTATCTCTCGAATGGGTACTCACTACGCTTATGAAGATCACCACAAGATTACAGTAGATCAAACACTTCTTCGTCATTCTGCCAGTCATACTCTATGGCATGAGCTGGTTCATGCTATGCAAGCAGAGAAATTTGCTAGAGAGACTGGTAAACCTATTACAAAATTTCATCATGAAGCATATCGTCCCTCTAATGGTCCTTGGGGTGCAAGTTATCGTCTTAATGAAATGGAGATTGAAGCTAACAGGATTGCTGATGAAATGCAACATTTGATGTTAGTTGTCTACCCTGCCGATCGAGGCTCGGGAGCTTGACATCCGCGCTCGAACCTGCTATGCTTGTGGGGATCTCCCAGAAGGTCAACCGCGTTTAAGGAGATAAGTAATGAATGATGTAATTGCCTCTTACACTAAAAGAGGTAGAATCCTAGCAGTAGATGAGGCAACAAAAGTGTTGCTTCAGACTCGTGCTCAGTCGCACGAAAAGTTGCAAAGTGTATTTACTCCCTACTTTAAGTCTATCATTGAGCAATTGTTCAATGTACCTAACACAGTTGAGTTGGGTGGAAATACTTATCTAGTAGATTACGATCCTAAGAATGATGATCTAATTTTCGTAAAGCCTGCAAGAGGATTTGTTCCTTGTGGTTGGCTTTCACTAGAAAAGATGCAAAGGGCAGTCGAGTATGACCTCGCCTATTGAAAATATTGATTTCCTGCAAGAACTTCTAGATGCACCTGAAGAAAAGACAACAAGAACACGTAAGCCTAAAGACATTCGAGATCAAGATGTTTGGTTCAAACTTAATCACAATGTTATGGGTGTGTGTTCTCAGGGTACAGAATGTCTAGGTCTTGTTCTACACAACAAAGGTCCTGGACGAGTAACCGCCGTTGTGAATGGTGTAGAAATGTGTAGACTTGATTTTCTAAATGGACTGGCAAAGGAAAGTTAGGATGAAGTTTCTAGTAACACGTAAAGAAGCGTTGCATATTGAACGATCTCGCTCTGTAATGAAAACCAGTGATCTTTGGCCTGTAGTTGTAGATTGTCCAGAGATTCATGGATGGCCTGGATTAACAAATGAAATGTTAGAAGAAATTGTAAGAAGGGCATTAGATCTTAAATGGCCTGAATACATACCTAGAAATAAAACTTTTATTGTGTTTCCAATCCGTAATCCTATGGAAGTTACTTTTAAACCTAAAACAGATTACACTGTTACTGTTAAGAACGTTAATCTCTAAATGACTGAAACTTTCATCAACCACTGTATCTCAATGTATGAGGCTCTTGATGAGAGAGCTACATACAAAGAGGTAGAAAGTGGTAAAGTTAAAGTCTTCGCAGGTTCATATACCGAAGTTTGGGTATCAACTGGAATCTCACAAACCTACTACAAACCTGTTCGTCGAGCGCTAGAGAGACACGAAGCTATAGAAGTCTTGCAGCGCGGTTCTAGGAATGCTGATACAGTGATAGTCCTAAAGGGACTACCTGATACCTGGGACATCGACGGATGGAATGATAAGTCAGGCTTGACAGCTACCACTAGGTATGCTAAACTAGAGGTAGAGGTCGCAAACCTTAAACAATCACTAGGAGGGATGAATGTAGTAAAGGCTCTAGAAGAAATTGAACGTAGGTTAGTACAGTTGGAAACAAAAAACAAAAAATCAAAATAAGGAGTTGAAAAATGTCACTTACTCTTGACGACATTACCGGCATTCTTGGCGAGACTCGTTCAAAGACTAATGCTGGTGAGTATCTTCGTGAGTTTATTGCAAGTGGTGAGCTCGGTCGTGAGGTAGATCTTAATGTTGGTTCTTTCGCAGGTAAGCCTGCTAAGACAGTTAAGACCGCTCTCGATAACGCTCGTAAGAAGTTCAATGAGGAGACTAAGGAACTCGTAATTCCTGGTGGACTCGATGTTCAGGTTCGTGTTAAGGAAGTCACCAATGGTAAGAAGGGTGATGAGCGAAAGGTTCTTGAGTCGCATCTTTTCGTTATTAACACGAAGCTCGTTGCTGAGGCTCGTGCTAAGGCAACTAAGTAATTAAAGAGTTGTGGGGGATTAGTACCCTCTCTCAATTCCCCAGCTAATCCCCCACAACAAATAGTAGATACGGAATTCTCGGCTGAAGCAAATCCGTATCTACTATTGAGAGTAGACAGACCGAGCTTTATGGCTAGGAAGCGAACGGGGCTACTCTCAATAGTAGATTCAAATCTACTAAAGAAAGCTCACTATCAGAGATACCCTTTTAAGGTAATCTGAAAGTAGGTAAGGGGGGTTGCTATTCCCTCAACCGTGTGAGTGTGAGTGGGAAAGGCATCCGCGACTCACATTATGAATTTTCTCGGACCGGAGGCGATTTGGTTAACGCGCTACTCTTATAAGGTAGAAAGAGAAGGTTCGAGTCCTTCCCGGTCTATTACAGGAGAAAGAATGAGACGTTATAAGTGTAACAACATGAAGTGTAAGAACTACGGTTCTCACACTGGAAAGTCTAAGTATTGTCGTGAGTGTAAATCTAGAACGGTTAAGGCATGACTACAGTATATCAATGTAAAGTGAGTGGTTGTGAAAAGATGGCTCACTGGACTAGAGGAAGATACGCATTTATGTGTGTAGATCATGCCAATAAAAAGAGAGTTGAAGAAGAAGGTCTAGATCCTATTAAAAGTTCCACTTTAAGTAAATTTCCTAAATTACCTCTTACATTAACAACCCCACCTTCTTTCATTAAAGAGGAAACTTCAAAGCCTGAGATTTCTCTAGTAGATGCTTCTAAGAAACTAGTACCAATTGCTAAGAAGCTCGAGCTTTCTGCTAAAGCAAAACGTAAAGCTCATCATGCTCTTATTAAAGATGCTACAGAATTTAACGACATACTAGCAGAAATCAAAAAGGCTGCTAATTCACTGATTAGTGGAACAACTGATGTGGGTTAGAAAAGGGGAATGTAACGGTTGTGGATTTTGTTGCGAGATTATTACACAAGTTCACCTAGATTTTGTACTTAATGATCCAGACTGGATTAGAGTTAGAGGATTACCCCCTAATGGTAGAAAACTCTATTTGATTAATGATCCGTGTCCACAATTAGAGCAAGAAACTAAGCGTTGCAAAGTTTACGAAAATCGTCCACAACTTTGTAAAGATTTCCCACAAGAACCTGATGACATCGCAAATTCTCCGTGTTCATATTATTTTGAGAACACCGAAACAGGAGAAATTGTTACAGGATCGAATCAGGGAGTATAGGTCAATGGTAGACCTCCTGACTTTTAATCAGGCTATCTAGGTTCGATTCCTAGTACTCCCATCAAATCTGTAAATCCTGAATTAACCGCTTGACAACCGCTTAAATCTATGCTAGGGTCGAATTGCGCGCCTACGCCGCAGCGGCCGGTAGATGATTTAAGCGGTTGGATCTCTACCGGCCGCATATTCTGTAATCCCACAAGGGGGTAAATCGTACCTAAGCCAAAAGCCATACTAACTACAATTGCGGTAGCAAGCATAATCGCAATTGCAGGACAATCGGCCCAGGCCCAAAGTACGGATCGTGTAGATTCTTTATCAACTAAACAGTTGAAAAAAGAATCGATCCGAGTGGCTACTCATGGAGGAATATTGTGTACCCGGTGGGGATGCGCAACTTCCTACATGAAAAGACTAAGCTACGAATTAGTAGAAAGAGCATTCGCACCATACGGTTCAGATGCAGTACGTTGGTCGTTGTGTGTAGTAAATCGTGAAAGTGGAGGTAATCCTGGTGCAGTATCTAGAACAGACGATCATGGATTACCACAATTCAATCGTCCTTCACATCCTTGGATTGACTACACTAGACTCAAACGAGATCCGCCCTACGCAGTTGCGATATTTGTGAAAATGTCACACGGCGGATCATACAGGAGTCCTTGGAGTGGTGGACATTACTCATGCTAACATAAATTGGATGAAGTATGTCCCAATTGTGGTGAGTTCGTAGAGACAGTTAATGAAATAACTGGTTTCTGTATATCCTGTAGTAATGATGTGGGGGTCTTTTCCGAAAGGAAGGCCCCCACAAACATTTCCGCGATTGATCTAAATAATTTAGATTCTCTACTAGAATTAACAACGGTAATCTGTAAATGTTGTGGAGAGGCTATACCTAGAGCTACTCCAGATAGACACTTCTTTTGTAAGAAGAACGAGATATGTAGAAAAGCTAGAAGATATTATGCTTATCTAATCTATGAAAAAGGAATAGACAAGGACAACGCTTTAAGTAGAACTTTGATAAAATTCAAGAAGGAATAAGATGCTTACACCAACCGCATGGCAACAAGAAGATCTCGAGAAATATATCCATCTAGATAATTCTGCTGATTGGTCGCAGATGGGTTGTTTCAAGACTTCATCTGCATTGTGGAAATTGCAGAATAAGCTAGAACATGTAGAAAATCCTTCCGTACTAGTTGTAACAACTTCTTCTGGTAAGGGTGCTTACTTTCGAGATATCCCACAAACCATTAATTCTGACTGGCAGATTATCAATCTTAAGTCAGATGGTATCTATCTCATAATTAATGGTGCGCAGATCAAGATAGGTAAGCGTCTTGCTGAAAAGATAGACTTCCCTCATATTGTAGTCACGCACTACCATCTATACTCTCGTAGTAATCTCAATAAGTTTGATGATTGCAAAGATTGTAATGGTAGAGGTCTATCAAAAGACTTCCTAACTCCATGTTGGCTCTGTGATGGTAAAGGAAAAATTCCTAAGAAACTATCACATTGTGATCCACTTCTTCAACGTCGATGGAATATGATTATCCTCGATGAAGCTCATAGGATCAAGAATCCTGATGCCAAATGGACACAACATATCAAGAAACTTAAAGCTGATTATAAACACATAATCACAGGTTCTGGATTTGTTAATAGACCCGATGAAATCTGGAGTCTCCTTAACTTTCTAGACAAAAAGACTTATTCTTCGTATTGGGAATTTCGTCAGAATTACTGTGAAGAAGATGCCTACAATGGTTATCGTACTGTTATAGGTCTTCGTAAAGATAGAGTTAGGCAATTCCGTAAGTTAAGAGAATCTTTTGGTCCTAGACGTACTAAGCCAGAAGTGTTCCCTGATCTTACTGCACCTATCTACGAAGACTTCACTATTGAGTTGAATCCAATTCAACGTAGAATGTATAATGAGATTAAGCATGATCTTATGTTGATGGATCAAAAGGGTGAACCTCTACATTCACCTAACGTGCTTTCTCAGCTTCAGAGAATGAGACAGATTTCTGTAGCAACTCCTGAAGTTGTATCGGATGAATACGATCCTAAACAAGGTCGTAGAGTTACGAAGATCAAGCTAGTAGAACCATCATCTAAGCTTGATGCACTTATGGAAACTATTGATGGTATGCAATGGGACGATGAAGATCGTCAGCAAATTGTAGTGTTTTCCAACTTTAATGATCCGCTCGAGCTTCTTCAAACAAGACTAGATAAAGCGGGTATAAAGTGGATACGTCTACGCGCATCTGACAAAGATGTTGAAAGGTACCAAAAGTGGAAAGTAGAGTTTCCGAAGAAGAATCACCAAGTCTTCTTGTCTACTATTAAGCTAGGTGGTGAATCTATTGATCTTACTCCAGCTTCTTATGTAGCACTTCTGGATCTTGATTGGGCGCCAATGAATAACGATCAAGCAATTGAAAGAGTTTGGCGTCCAGGTTACGATTCATCTAAAGGCGCTCCTATTGTTCTGCGTTACTTTGCAGATGATACAGTAGATCAACGAATGCTTGATATGAACGAAACCAAGAAAGATTGGTTTAATGCAATCTTCGGAGATGGTTCAAGTAATAGAAGTGAGAATACAAACGAGGCGTCTAAATGGGCTCAAATGCTTTAATGATGGAAAATAATTAAAAAGCGTGACTGGTGAAAAATGATAATAGATCCTAAACTAATAGATGAAGCTATTAAAATAGCAGAACGTAGTCCAGCAAGAAAGTATATGACTGGATGTGTTATAGCAAATTCTGAGGGAGATGTAATAGCTACTGGTTGGTCGCATACAGGTACTTGGAGAATGAGAGAATTGTATTCTGTACATGCTGAAATGCACGCTCTCATTAGATCTAGACACTTGTTCTTTGCTAGTACCGATCAAGCTTATATTGCTACTATAGCTAGAAAGTCAGGAGCTATTACTTTAGGTCGTCCCTGTCTTAGTTGTGCAACCGCTCTACTGAGATCAGGAATTGGTAGAGTTAACTATACAGTTAAAGAAAATCTGAATAGATCAGAACATATCAATAGTGAGATGATGGTTTGTCTCAAAGTATACAACCGTCCTGCTTACGATGACTGAGGAAGAAGAACTAGAGTATCTTCAAAATCATCTTCAATACGTTCAGGAACGTATCTTACAATTGCGAGTAGATATTCAAACTCGTAAAGTTAAGAAATCTCCAAAACGTAGACCACTATGGGTACAAACAAGTGCTCTTTCACCTTACGTAACAAATTATCTAAATAGTGAACAGATGTCAATGGTAGTATTAGCAGAAGAAGCTAATGTTTCAGATACAACAATTAAAGGAATTATCTCTAATAGAACTTTCTGGACATCTGAGATTATCGCAGATCAGATTTTGACTGCTATGGGGATTCCTCATATATTGCAGGAATTGAATCCTGTTGTTTTAAGCAAAATCCCCACACCCCCACCAAGTCATTATTTCGAGGATTAGGGATTTACCTCTTGACAAACTGACTGAGATATGATAGGATCCCTGCCTCACTTCTAGTAAATTGGAGTGGTAATGTCAACCGCACTTATTACAGAAGTCCCGACTCCTAGTAAGTGGGATATTATCCCGCTTCATACTTCCGATCGGGCAACATTTAAGCAATGTAGACGAAAGTGGTATTGGTCGTCTCCTGCACATATGAATCTTATTCCTAAAGCTGCAATTAATGGAGTTTACAAACCATTTTGGTTCGGCTCAGGAATACACTATGCACTAGAAAAGTTCTACAATCCACTTCTTAAAGAAGATCCAGAATCAGTATTCGATGCGTGGTTCAATCTTCAATGGAATGGTGGAGAAATTCACGAACATGAGCTAGAACAATTTAAGGATCGTCTTCCGTATCAGATTGAAGATAAGTGGTTCATTCGTGGTCTAGAGGAAGTTCTGCCAGATCCATCAGATCCAGAATATGAAGAACTACATCAGACTGGTATGGGTATGATGAGATTCTACAAAGATTATGCAGAACGTAGTGATAACTTTGTAGTAGTCTCAACTGAGCACATGTTCAGTGTTCCCATTCTAGATCCTAAAACTAATGATGCTCTCTATATGCCAGACTATAGAGAAATGCCAGAAGATTGGGAACCATCAGAAGAAGAAAACATATACGGTCCATTAATGCGTTTCAATAAATCACGACAACTGATGAAGCAAGTCCACGCACGCGGTCGTCAGGACATGATTGTCTATTCAGAGGAAACAGGCAATTATGTTATCTTCGACCACAAAACTGCAAAGACTATAGATGAGGATTACTTCGATCATACAGATCTAGACGAACAGTGTACTACATACTTGTGGGCTGCTGAACGAGAAGCAGTCATGTACGATTTGCCTTATAAGAAAATAGCTGGTATTATGTATCAAGCTCTTAGAAAGGCATATCCGAAACCACCCACAATTATGGCTAGAGGATTGCCATCACTTAATCGTCAGACTGAATCTACAACTCCACAACTCTTTGAACAATGTATCAAAGAGTTGAATCTGGAGAATTTGTTTAGAACTGATGATAAGATGCAACGGTACTATACGTATCTAGTTGAAAAGGGTGATAAGCAATTTGTTCAAAGACATCCTGTAGAACGCAATGAAAGTCAGAAGCTAAATGCAGGATTGCGTATCTACATGGAAGCACTAGATATGCTTGACAATCCTTATATCTATCCTAATCCGTCTAAAGATTATTCCTGTCTCAGATGTCCTTTCCGAGCTCCGTGTCTAGCAATTGAGAAAGGCTACGATTATGAAGGGATGATCTCTGACGGATACGAATCTAATTTCGACAGATGACAGTTACCATAATAACTGATATTCCTGAAGTAGTAGAGTTACTAGATCAATTTGTAACTCATGATTATTCAGGAGAAGAATACGATGATTATTGGTGTATCAGTATCAAACCTCAGAAATGTTTTTGTGGACATATAACGTGTTACGCAGAATGCGGACCACACATAATAGTGATTTGGAAAGAACGAGACGAACATTCAATCTTGAAGATAGCTGCCTCTTTAAAAGAGAAACTATATAATCCTTATATCACTCAATACAATAGAATTCTAGGTCCCTGTATGACGTACGAAGATGCTAAAAAACTAGGATGGGCAGATGGAGTTATCTGAAATTGAAGCCCTTCTCTCAGAACCGCAGGAATCAAAAGAATATCAATGGCCTAGAGTAGAACAAAAAGGACCTTTAAGACAGTTTGATAATGAAATGCGTTGTGCTAGTCGTGGATGTAGATCACCCACTCATTTCAAAGTTAAGGGTATTCCTTATTGCATGATACATGCAATGAGGAAATTAAACGATATGCTTATAGAACTTGGAGTGGAGGCTTAATGGGAAAAGCTAAAAGAAACAGAGCTTTAAGAAGGAAAGCTTTAGAAATCTCACCAAAATATGTTAAGTCACTAGCAAGGAGACTACGAAAAGATGGAAGAAATCCTCACAAAGTCACAACGACAACACCGAGAAAACCTAGAACGCCAGGCACGGAATCGAGCCAAGCGGAAGCATACACAAGAAGAAAAGATCGAGAGAGACGCAAAGCTAGCAGAAATCAACAATAAGTACATGCCAGCAATTCAAGCTCTACAAGCTGAATACAATGCAGAGAAGAAGAAAGTTTGGGACGAGTGGAGAAAGTCTAGAGAAACGTCGCAATGACAACAGTATCTCTTAGAGAACAACTCAATCTAGATCCTTTGGATAATCTATCCAAGTATCTAAATCTTCTTATTTATGGTCCACCGAATGCTGGTAAGACTCACTTTGCAGCAACAGCACAAGATCATAAAGATTTCTCACCTGCACTCCATCTAGGTTTCGAGCAAGGATTGTTAACTGTAGCATATCGTAAGAACTACGATGCTAAAGAAATTCGTACAATAGCACAACTAGAAGCAGTAGTAGAACTTCTTGAGGAAGATCAGAAGTCAGCAAAGCCTTACTACAAAACTGTCATAATCGACAATGCGACAGAACTACAGTATCTTGATATTGATACTGTTATGCGTGAGGCTAAGAATACATCTAACAATCCTGATCGTATTGATATAGATATCCCTTCGCCCCGTGAATGGGGAAAGATTGGTAAGCGTCTCAGGAGATGCGTACAAGCATTCCGAGATATGCCTACCCATACAATTTGGACAGCGTGGAGAGGAGATTATACAGACGATTCTACTAACATAACTCACTATTTTCCAAAGCTATCCGGATTCATGAAAGTGGAGTTTGCTGGATATTTCGATATAGTGGGATATCTAACATCCGACACGAAAGTATCCGGAGATGTATCACAACATATAGGATATCTTCAAACACGGGAAACTAAGCGAGTAGTCGCAAAGTGGCGTAATCGTCCACCTGAAGTTCCCGATGTAATCGAAGATCCTACAGTCTCATTAATTTGGGACTATGTTCAGAAGTCTCGTATAGCGACTACCTGAACGCTTTAACTTAACCTTAAACACGAAAGGGAATACAATGGGTCTTGGTCTAAATCTCGCTGGTGCTGATCTGTCAGGTAGTGACTTTGAGGCAATTCCTTCCGGTACTTATCATTGTGCCGTTCAGGATGTTCAGATGAAGGAAACGAAGGGTGGAGAGAACGCAAAGCTCCCAAAGGGCACTCCAATGATTAACCTTCAATTCCGTGTTATGGGTGGAGAATACGATAATCGTCGTGTGTTCCGTCAGCTTATTATTGCACCGGAGAAAGTCGGTAATAAGAAGTATGAGCACAAGGCTGTAATGGATCGTATTCTAGGACAGTTCTTCAAGTCACTCGGATACTCAGAAGATGAGATCACTAGCGAGGGGTTTGATCCTGAGCCAGAGGATATCATTGGTCGTGAGCTACTTGTTGTAGTTTCACAAAAGCAAAAGTACAATGCTCCTGAAGGTGTGATGGATAATGAGGTTAAGGGCTTTAAGGCTCTTAATGCTACTGTCGCATCAGGAAGCAAGCTGCTTTAAGGTAAATAGGAAATAACTGAAATGGGCGGCTCTTAACCGGGCCGCCCATTTCGTATGTCTTATAAAAGGATTACATGCCAACTGAAGAATCTATCCTACGTATTCAATTTTTCGAATACGTCTTTGAAGATGAATCAGGCTATGTGTGTCTTGCTCTTGGTACACCTAGAAAATCTCAGAAGGATGGATTCTATCAAGAGTTTTTCAAATGGCCTGAACAAAAACAACAAATCACAGAATTCATTGAAGGTGCTAGAACTAAGAATGTATGGTTTGGCATAAATCTTTTAGAAAAACCTGAACGAATAAAAGAGAATTGTCAACCTACTAAAATTGTTTGGGCTGATCTAGATGCTTGTCATCCAGATACGATAGAACCACGACCTAGTGTAGTAATTGAATCATCACCTAATCGTTTTCAAGCATTGTGGAAGCTATCTGAATCAGTAGCTTCTACAGTTGCAGAGGAATACTCTAAAAGAATTTACAACCGTTATCGAGATGCAGGTGTAGATTCTGGATGGGCACTCACAAAGTTACTTCGTGTACCATTCACACTTAACCACAAGTACCACAATGCTCCAGATGTAGTTCTAACTAAAGTAGCTCACGAAGGTCTAGATCCGTCAGTTTTTGAAAATATCATTATTGAAGATCTGTCGGAAGCAGGTATCGAAGATATAGAGATGCCTGATCTAACAGAGCTTCCAGCAGCGGAATTCGTAATTTATGAATATCGTCATCCGCTTAAAGAAACTTCATTCAAGAATCTCTACTTCTCTGAGCCAGATGAAAATTGGTCTGCATCCCTTTGGCAGCTAATTCGTATATGCTTTGAAGTTGGTATGACTCGCGAAGAAGTGTTAGTCATAGCAGCGAGTTCAAAGTGTAATAAGTACGAAAGAGATAAAAGACCATTACGTCATCTCTGGCTAGACATAGTTAAAGCTAATACGATTGATACTGCATTCGCGGTTATTACGGGAGAACTGGATGCCACTCTTGAGTTCCCCACACTCGTAGAAGAAGATGTAAATATTGAGAATTCCTTTCTTCATGAGTATGTTACTTGGGCTAGTTCTGTAACAGATGCGAATAAGGAATACCATGAATTGTGCGGAGCTATGTTGCTCTCCATTCTTCTTGCAGACAAATTGCATTTGAATGTATCTTTCGGAAAAATCATTCCTAACCTGTGGGGACTTATTCTGGGAGAAAGCACTTTAACTAGAAAAACCACAGCAATGGAAATGGTGATGGAGTTCGTATCTGAGATTGATCCTACAGTCATTATTGCTACAACTGATTCATCGGCTGAAGGATTGTTAACCGCTTTATCTGCTAGACCATCTCTCGTATCAGTATACTATCGTGATGAGGTAGCAGGATTCTTTGATGCAATGGCTAATAAAAGCTACTTAGCTGGTTTGCCAGAAACTCTAACTAAGCTCTATGACGTACCACCTGTTCACGTGAGACAGCTTAGAAAAGAAACTATCACAATTACTAAACCAGTATTCGTATTCTTTGGTGGCGGAATTCGTGATAGAGTATACGAGGCTGTAAATGAGGATTTCTTCTTCTCAGGCTTTCTTCCTAGATTTCTTGTAGTCTCAGGTGAAGCAGACATAGATGCAGTCCGATGGATGGGACCAGCATCAGATAACAACAATTCATCAACTGGTAAAGAAAGCATTAGATCAACTTTAGCTGATATGGTTTCGATGTATAGAACTCAGATCATATCAACTAAGCTACTAGGTCAAGAAGCAACAATAAGCAAAGATGTAGAAGCTGTACTTACTACAGAAGCTTGGCAAAAAATGCAAGAGATTGAAAGTCTACTTGTGATGACCGCCAATGCGAATGCACGATCTATGATTGCTTTGCCTACTTTTACAAGATTGTCAGTGAGCATTCTAAAGCTGTCAATCTTGATAGCTGCATCTAGACAGGAACCTCGAGATTTTCAGATAACTGTAGAACTACGAGACATAATTGCATCAGCTAGTTTAGTACAGAAATGGGCTACTCACACAGTACACATGATGACCAACGTAGGTACTACTACGTCTGAACGATTAATTCAGAAGATTCTCAGATCCATAAGAGATCATCCAGGTATGACTAGGGCAGAATGTATGCGTAGACATCACTTGCAATCAATTCCTGCTAAGTCAATATTTGCTACACTTGAAGAACGCGGACTCGTACAGATCAAACAATCAGGAAGGGGGTGGAGATTATATCCAATCTAGTGATATTTATAGAATCAGGAACTTATGATGATCATTTTGGAGTACGTAGATGTGAAACATGTCACATGATGATAAAGTCAGGTTATCACAGACACGCACGTTCAGTAGTTATTCCTGATTGTGAATCATGTAATAACAAACTCTCAAACATATTGACTCAAGTTGGAATAAGGCATTATGCCTGTGTAACACCAAAATGTGATATGCAGTATAAAACTGTATTGAAAGTGAGTCCTAGTGGCGAATTTATTAGAGATCGAAAGACTGCAAGCGATGATGCCGGAGCAGTTAACGATTGATGAATGGAATACTCTAATAGAGTATGAGGAAAGAAAATGGGAACGTGTAGGAATGACACCTAATGCAATAGGTGTAGATCACTTTACAAGCAACTTACAGCTTCTTGCAGTAATGGATTTTCTTGTAGAAAAAGGAATAATGACAGAAGAAGAATTTGATAAGAAGTTCTTAAAAAAGAAATACGAAACTCTCAAAGAAATCCGAGAGAATATTCAAGGTGAGATTTTAAAGCAACGTCTCACACAAGGCATCCATCAACCACTACCACCCATGAGAAAATGATAATCGGAATTTGTGGATATAAAGGTTCAGGTAAGTCTACAGTAGGTAGCTTTCTAGTTCAAGACTATGGATTCTATCAAGTAGCTTTTGCAGATAAACTGAAAGATGCTGCAGCTGCACTATTTGGTATATCTAGAGAAGATGTAGATAACTTCAAGGAAGTAACTTACGATACAACTGGCAGAACTAAAGGTATGGTAATTCTGCAACAAGAAGTTGAATTCGTTTCAAGAAAAGCCTTCATAGAGAAAGAAATCACTTGGAGAGAAATCCTTCAAAGACTAGGAACTGAAGTAGGTAGAAATATCTTCGGTGAAGATTTTTGGGTAAATCAGGTAGATATCTCTAACCCATTCACAGTGATAACAGACGTTCGATTCAATAATGAAGCAAAGTTCATTATCGATAATGGTGGAGAAATGGTCTATGTTCATAGACCTGGATATACTTCAGACGGACATCCTTCAGAAGTTCTACCTACTTACAACACTCCTTACAGGTTAATCGTTAATGATGGTACAGTAGAAGAATTATATCGTAAAGTTGGTAATATGATGGATCATATTCTAGATGACTGAGATTCTAGTACTAGATCATGGATTCGTTAGACTAGAATCCTCTATGGGTGACGATAGAACAATCGTCAATTCTGCAAGAGTATCGTTCGGCAAACGAACAGAAGTAATGACAGAAGCCGACGAAGCACTCATTAACTATCTAATGAAGAATCGTCATGGCACACCATTCGAACATGTGGTGTTCTGCTTTCATGTAAAAGCGCCAATATTCGTATTTCGTGAATGGCAGCGTCATCGTATAGGTTCATTCAATGAGATGTCTGCTAGGTATATGGAATTACCTGGTCAGTGGTATATTCCTGATATCGAGAACGTGCGAAGACGAGTAGGTAAACCAGGACATTACACCTACGAACCAGCACCTAAAGATACAGCACAGTTTTTCATAGATGCGCTGGATGATTCTTGTGGTGAATCCTATGATCGCTACAAAGGATTCATAGGTAGCGGAATCGCTCCTGAACAAGCTCGCATGTTTCTTCATGTAAACCATTACAGTGAAATGTACTGGACAGTGAATGCTCGTAGCTTGATGAATTTCTTATCACTTCGTAATCATGAAACAGCTCAATGGGAGATAAGACAATATGCTAAGGTAGTAGAAAAAATCTTCAGAAATGTTATCCCAATAACAGCACTATCTTTTCAACGCAATGAAAGGAAATCACCATGAAGGTTGAAATCTTTAAAGGTACAGATAAGCAATGGTACGTTCGTCTAAAAGCAGCAAACAACAGAACACTCTCAACGAGTGAAGGTTACGTTTCGAAGTACAATGCAGAACGAGCATCACAAAGAATGTTTCCTGGTCTTCCTATTTTTATAGTGTGAGGTTATAATGGAATCTGGAGAACAATACATAAAGAAACTAGAAGATGAAGTAGCTAATATAGATCTAGGAAGAACATTGTTTAATATTATGAGAGGTGTAAAAGCAGAAGGAGGATCTTTTATGGATTGCGTTGAGGTATTCGCAATCTTTATGAAGGCTGGTGAACAAATATCTGAGGAATCTGAGAATGATTCGTAAGCATCCTTTAGCTGAATGTGAAACTTGTCCATTACAAGGAGAACGGTGTGCTCCCACCAAAGGCCCCACAAGTGCCAAAGTGGCTATTGTTTCTCGTTCCCCTGGCTCTACTGATGTCCGTATTGGAGCTCCTTTTTCTGGAGCTTCCGGTAAAATTCTCGATCACCTTCTTAGTAGTAATCATTATTCTCGAAGCGATGTTTTGGTTACTAATCTTGTTCTTTGCCAAACGGATGATCCACCGAAAGCGGCGATAAATGCCTGTAGAAACAGATTACGATCAGAAATCGAAAACGTCAATACCATCATTGCCTGCGGAAGTGAAGCGGTAAGAGAGTTTATAGGTCCAATTGCGATCCAGAAGGCGAGAGGTCTTGAACACAAGAAAGAGAATAAAAGGATTATTGCTACGAATAATCCCGCTGCTGTTTTGTATGATTCTGATTCTTTTCCTAATTTGGTTGAGGATTTCAAACTCGCTTTAAATCCTCCACCATCAGTTGTTCTTCCGGAGGTTAAAATCTATGATTCGGAGAAGGAAGCTAAAGCTCTTTTTGATTTTCTATCGAGGCATCAAGGTTTGGTAGCAACGGACCTTGAAGGACATTCCCCACATATCGAATGTGCAGGATTCTCAATTGAACCCAATGAGGCACATGTTCTAACTAGACGTGCTATTGTACAATCCGAATCCGCCTTTCGAAAGTTCTACGAATCAAAGAAAGACTGGTTGTGGCATAACGGAGTCTACGATGTAAAACTTCTAAGACGAAATCAGATTAACTCACGAATAGTACAAGACACATATCCTCTATCATATGTCCTAGACGAAAGGACTACTGGAGTACACAATCTTGAATACCTCGCTAGAATGCAACTCGGATGGACAAACTACGAACCCGAATCTGTCGAACATTATAAAGATACAGGAGAACTACCGGAGGACATTACAGAACTATACGAATACAATGGATATGACTGCGCAGCAACTTTACAACTGTACCATATCCTTATCAATAAAGCCAGAGAAGATGAAGTAGAAGAACTGTACAATCGTTATATTCCAAGACTCAATGCTCTTGTAGATGTTGAGCTTCGAGGATTCTTCTATGATGATATCGCAGCAGCGGACCTGAACGAAGAAATTGTAATACCTGAGATCCGCAAGCTAAAGAAAGAGATGCAAGAGTTAGTAGGACTTGAGTTTTTCAATCCTGCATCTAATCCACAAACTCAAGCATTTGTATATGATACTTGTGGACTAGCTCATAATCTTAAGGATACGAAGAAACGGAAATTCTCGAGGTCGTTCTCAGATCCAGTACGAGTGGAAGTTCTAGAAGGACGATTCACTTGTAATTCTAAGTACAAGGATAAACTAGTAAAATTTGCAGAGCTACATGACAATTGGTCAGAGATTGACAAACAACGCGGTACTTACATCGAAGGCTTAATTAAGCTAGTAGCACCTGATGGTAAATTATACTGTACGTTCAATCCTTGTGGAACTGTAACTGGTCGATGGTCAGGAAGAACACCTAACTTTCAGAATATTACAAGAACTGGTAAGGGTGTAGTTCCTGCTATTCGTACATTGTTCAAGCCTTCACCAGGAAACGTAATCGTATCCGCTGATTTCTCACAAGCTGAGCTTAGATGTATTGCGCAATTTAGTGGAGATGTTGAGCTCTCTGCTATTTATCGTGAGTCTACTAGATCACTACACAAAGAGACAGCAGCAGCTTTCTATGGTGAAGACTACACAAAGGACGAATACGTAAAATCGAAGAACATCAACTTTGGTGTATGTTTCGGACAGTCCGCTTTTGCTTTCGCACAGATGTATCATATGCCACAAGAAGAAGCTCAAGCATATATCGACAATTGGTTCAAGAAGTTCCCCACGGTTCTAGAATGGATTAATGAGACAAACAAGAGAACCCTACAGGACAACTATCTTACTAATCCGTTTGGACGTAAGCGTAGATTCTATCTGATAACTGAGGAGAACGTAGGAGATACATTACGAGAAGGTGTCAACTTCCTACCCCAATCTACAGCAGCAGACTTTACGATCGAAGCACTACATAAGCTTAATACTGAAGGTGTACCGATAATCTCTACAGTCCACGATTCAATAATCGCAGACGTACCACAAAACGAAGCAATGGATGTAGCACTCTTAATGAAAAAAGTAATGGAAACACAACCCAAAGAAACTATCGGATGGGATCTACCATTCAAAGTTGATATCTCAATGTCAGATATTTCATGGGGACACGTAGAAGAAATAGAATTGGAGATTGCAGTATGACTAGTGTTCTACAAGATTGGGTAATGGAGCTACCACTTCGTGAGCAGGGGACTATCTTAACTGGAATCAGAGGTTGTGATGTAGCTCAGAAAAACATAAACGATAAAATTACTATTCCTGTAGAAAGACAACTCGTAGCATTTTTCAGATATTGTGTAATGAATCCTGCTGATACAAGAGAAGTAGATATTCCTAATTCGTTCTTTCAGAGCAAACCTCCTTACAATTGGAGTCCATCTCAAATAGCTCACTATCCTGTTCACTGGTATTCACATCTTATGCACTGTTTTGAAGTAGTAGCTTATAGATGTCCGAAGAATACTCTTGCTCAAGAATGTTTTGAAATCTACGTTAAATTAGTAAAGGCTTTACACTTGTATCCAGAGACAGAAGAAGAAATGATTAAACGTTTATCCGAAGATCGTATAAAGGCAGGTAATGTAGTATCATGACTAACAAGCAACTTTATCTGATATGGGAACATTGGAAAGAACAAGGCGGTATTCTCAAAAATCGTCCGAGCGCTTTACCACCAAAGATCCCCACACGATGGTTCTTACGTTATAAGTCTAGGCACATCAAAAAGCCAGTAGAGTACAACGGAGTGTTTTCGAGTTTTGGGGTTGTAATGAGAACTCCAGGAGGTAACATTGAGAATACAGATGAACAATCAAAATACATAGAATGGAGTGCTTTAAACATTGGTAGAGAAAATGGTGATATGAATGCGTGGGCTAACCAAATTAGAAAGAATAATAATTCAACAATAGTATCTATTCCCTGGTTGCATTGTAGAGATGATATAGATATAGAACGTTTATTCAACTACGCAGAATCATTAACGTTCAATCATAATAAACATTGTATCATAAATTTTGAAGCAGAGGCAATCTCCACGCTACCGCCTTCGCACATCCGACAAAGAATTGATAATTACAAGAAAGTGAATTCGGGTGCAGAAGTAGCTACCTTTGTATTGCCTTGGGTACAAAATGGGCAAGGCTGGAAAGCTCTACGAGATATTCCTACTTACATCGAAGTCTTCACGAACGAGATGCCACAATACACAGCAGCCGTTTGTGTAGATCATGCACGCAAAGAAGGTCTAAATCTAGTAGGATGTTTATGGGGTGCATATCCCTTTTATGGCATTCACCCAGATCCGAAGATATATCCTCTAAATAGCTATGAACTCGGAGCGATCTATTGTGGCGATGATGTCCATAATTGGGAAGACTGGAAAATCTCTAAAAGTTGACTCAGTGCGTCGTCGCGGTCGGTCGACCCCTCGGAAGCCCGTAGGGACTGTTTCTGTTACAGCGTACACCACTTGACAGGGGTATGGTGGTAGGATAACCTACGTCTGTAAGGACTAGTTCTGTTACATAACACAATCTGTCCTAAACGAGAATCCGAGGATCCATGCAGGCTGAGTGCCAAAAGTGCAATAAGTCATTCGACACAATAAGGCCAACAGCTAAGTATTGCACAGATGCTTGTAGGATGGCAGCATACAGAGAACGCAAAGGAATAGTAACAAAGAAGGAGAAACAATATGAAACATGCCAACGTCCAGGATGTACAAATCCTATATCTCCCGAACGAAACGCACAATCAAAGTATTGCAGTTCTAAATGTAACAAAGCTGTTTACAACCATAATCATAAAGACGAAATAAGAAAGAAACGTCTAGATAAGGATCTAGAAGCAAGACTAGTAAGAGACAGAATTCGTAAAGAAAAGCAATCTCAAAAGATTGCAAATGACTTTCTTAAGGAGCTGATGGGTGAATGACTAAGCAGGCAAGAAATCGTAAGTTTGAGGCAGCATGTAGTTATCTAACTCAGGTACTTAATGAGATAGAAAAGATAGACCAAAAGCTAGCAGTATCATTTGTACGTGATATCGAGAGTTTGCAAGATACATACCGTGTTGCGGTTAAGTTGGAGAAGATAAATGTTTAGAATTGTAGTATGGAGAGATGGACAGTATGAAACTACTTTAAATCTAATAGATGGTGATAGTGCTATCTTTGAAGCTCCACAAGGGTTTACTGCTATAGGAAAACATGCAGTATTAAAATGGAAACTCAAAAAAGAAAGAGAAGCTAATAAAGTATTAAGAGAAAAGTTGGATCAAGTTAGAACTCAATTAGACGAACTCAGTTTGGAGATTTAAAGGAGTAACGTATGAAAATAATCGCAAGACCGAGACAGACAGGTCGCACTGATGAGTTAATAAGACTTTCTGAAGCAGCAGATAATGCAGGGGAAGTTTCTTATATCGTCTGTCATTCACGAGCTGAGGCTTATCGAATCGCACAACGAGCTAATGAAATTGGTTGCAAAATCCGATTCCCTATCTCGTACGATGAATTACCAATAAGTAATAGCAGTTTCTGCACTTACCTCTGCATAGACAATGTTGAAATACTAATTGAGAAGATTACGAGACGAACTATTGGAGCAATGGTTATTACTACGGAAGAAGAAAATGAAAATTAACATAACACTAAATCAACCAATGGTTGAAATAGAGGAAGGTAATGTTACTGTTGTCGGTCCGGATGGTTATCGCGCTCTTACGCAAGGTGATTCGTTCGTTCTCGGGGAACGCTCAACTTTGACGATCGCGATTCCAAGGTGGAAGTTACTATTCAAACGCGACATTAACATCGAGATACAATAATGGATGAAGTTAGATATTCATATTCTAAACCTTATTATCCAACAATTCTAGATTGTTGTCGTACCGTAATTAGTTATAGAGCTATTTCACCAACCGAACTAATGATTTGGGAATGTAAACCAATGAAAATAAAGGCTGAAGTAAGAGGTGGAAAATGGGAATTTGGCATCTTAAGAGATGGTGTTCTCATAGATAGATTACTGCCATGAAAATCCTCGCATTCGATCCAGGAATAACTACAGGTTATGCTGTGGGGTACTTGGATGTGAAAGCGTGTTTGATGACAGTTAGTGCAGATCAAAATAAGTTTAGTCATGAAGAATTACACAACACTCTAATAGCTACCAATCCTGATATCATCATCTGTGAAACTTTTGAGTATCGTAATAGATCAAGAGCTGGATTAGTGTTATATTCTGTAGAGATGATAGGTATAATTAAGTTACATTGTGAGTGGGCTGATATAGATCTAATAGAGCAAACTCCAGCTCAAGCAATGGGATATTTTACAGATAAGAAGCTGAAAGAATTTGAAGTGTATCAACCAGGTAAACCACATGCTATGGATGCTTTACGTCATCTGCTACAATGGTATCAATTCGGTGCAGGCTATCAATACAATAAATTAGGTTTCAGATCAATCTAAATGTTCACTGTAAATGAAAAAACCTGGATTATCTCTGATACCCATTTAGGCCATGATAACATCGTGCGTTATTGCAATCGTCCAAGAAATCACAACAAGCTCATAATAGCTAATTGGAAGAAATCTATAAAGAAAACAGATACAGTATTACATCTTGGTGATGTTACTGTATGGTATGGTTCTCAATTCTTTTGGGCTAAACTAGTCAGTAAGTTACCAGGAGAGAAATTCCTTATAAAAGGAAATCATGACGAACAGTGGACAGATGAACAATGGTTCTCTAAGTGTGGAATGACTGTAATTCCACCTTTCTTACAAAACAAGATTTACTTCTCACATGAACCAGTAGTTGAAGGAGATTGGCAAATCAATGTTCATGGTCATACTCACAATCATACACCATTTAAATACTATTGGAGATTCGGTTCTGAATACTACAATGCCTCCATAGAGGGTATGGATTACAAGCCTGTACGAATGCGTCAAATTCTGAAAGACATAACTAACTAGCCCGTGTGGCGGAATTGGCATACGCAGCAGACTTAAAATCTGCCGGTGAAAACCTTGAGGGTTCGAGTCCCTCCGCGGGCATATGATAGATAAATGCAAAGATGTAAAATGGAGTACAACCGAGTTTTCTCAGAAAGTTCGGCCTGTGCTAAGAACAGGATCTCTCGTTTGGGATCCTAAGATGGGAGAAGGACACGTTTTAGTAGCACAGGAAAAAGTCGTTTATTGGGTAGAGCCCGATATTATTTGGCTTTGTGAATGCGGACATTGGGACTGGCAAGATCATCACACCTATTTTGATTCGAAGGACAGTAACAGATATGGTTAAATACGCAATATTTATAGGACTACTTATAGCAGTCTGGATACCAATAGTATTCCTACTGGTAGTCTTCGCAAAAATAGCATAAAAAGAGGGCCAGTCCCAGGAGTAAAGACTGGCCCTCGTACCATTCAGCACGGCCCTTATGCTGAATGGATCTTTTAATGCTAAACTTAGCTAGGCTTAACTCCTGACTTTGCAATACCCCTAGCTACTGCATAACCGAATGTTACGCCTCCCATTATCCAAGTGGAATATTTGTTTGGAACAAAGTCCCAAATCCCCACAAGGTTGAGGAACTGCATAACCTGAACATAGATCATCACCCAAAACTCAGTGGTGTGCTGACCAGGCTTAGTTTCCATCATTCCTCCTAGAGCGAATAGTGAATATAACTATTGATGTCTTTACGATAGTCGTATGGTAAATACTTCATTGGATACGAACCCATCGAAAGAACATCACCATCTCCTACATACAGGGCCACGTGTGTAGGAGAACCTGTTGGAAACCCGGCTTTGTGACCGGATGCAAAACCGTAGAAAATCATATCTCCAGGTTCCAAGTCACGGAAGTTTACACGTACTCCATGACTAATGAGAGTACCAGTGTATCCTAATCCGTCATAATTTCTTCCGTTGGGATCTTTCGCACCACCAGCATAATGACAGTTGGTAACGAAAGCACTACAATCCCAACGTGTAGGAATCTGTTGAGGTTTACATAGCTGGAATGGTCTATATTGATCGTATGCTATTTTACTACGATTCCCATACCAGTAGAAAGCAGCTTTAATTACTTTGTCTCGCACTGTGAGTGCGGGATGATCTTTGCAGTAATTAGCTGCTAACCATATAGCGTAATCATCGAATGCCCACTCATCAGTAGTGGGCTTTTTGCGCTGCTCTAAAGCCTCATGGGTCGCTTTATCAATCTCCCCTGTTGTGGGGAGTTTCATAATTAACTGTGCACCTTTAATAGCAGCTACAAAACGATCACCATAGAAGGAACTAAAGCCTCTTATAGGTTGATCATATATAGAAGGAAAAGCACGACTTACTGCACGTTTGTGTGCAATGATGTCTTGCCCTCTCATTCCCTTCTTGAGAGTGCCTCTACAAAATTGTACGTTAGGTGCTTTACTCATCTTCGTGATCCGATGGTACTACTGACTCGTCTTCATCTTCGTCGTCATCTTCATAATCATCATGAACGGGCTCGTCTTCGTCGTGTTCCATTTTAACCCCTTAATGTACTTTCTACGATTTTCTCTAGTTTTCGTCTTGAAATTAATTCATTTAATACTAAGAAACATATTACAATTTCTGCTACCATAAATGATATAACAAATAGTATATGATGCCAGTGTAAATCTCTTGATTCAGCATTAACTACAGTTAAAGCTAAAGCTACAAAACATAACTGAACAGTTATAAAACCAAAAGATTTGATAATTGAAGCAGCAGAAATGACGTGTAAAGCTTGATTATTAAGAGATAAAACAGCTTTGTAATTTTTCCAAGAACTAATTAATTCAAAGATAGATAGAAAGAATGTAACTAGTACTATACCTAAAAACACAATTACTAACTTAGTAGTCATATCGGCTATCACGTCTGTGCTCTTTTCTGGATAGCCACAGTAGTCTCAATAGATTTTAATTCAGCTTCAACCATTAACTGACGTTTCTTTAGATCAGTCTGATCAGATGATCTTTCTTGTTTCTTATCCTTTTTTGTAAATGGTATTTTAAGAGCCATTAGTGGTGCCCTCCACAACTTCTCTGGCAATCTTGACTGAACGTTCAGCAAGATGTGTTCCTCCCATTGCTAGACTTTTCCATTCATCTCTGTCTCTTACAACCTCCTTGTAGTGCCAACCAAATACCCACCATCTACGAAAACCTCCAATAAGAGCAAAGATCAGTAATCCTGTGATTCCTCCTGCTCTTATTAGCTCGAGAATCTCTTGTGGATTCATCTCAAAGGAACCACCTCATTGAAGATTAAAGGTCCTTCACTTAGAGCTGTATATTTTCTTATTCTAGGAACCCATTCTTCTCCAAAATTTACATTAAAACCATCTATACATAAATATAGATTATTCTCAAAACCTCTTAGAAATGGAGTGAAATCACTACCTATAATAGCACCATCATTAGGTGCATATACCCAGGGCTGTTCTGGATTGCCTGGTTTATATTGAGTTATAGTATAATCACCGTTAACGTTAAACGTCATCAGTGAAACAAATTCTTTACCATTCTTAGTTTTGACATACATAGGAGTCCAGGAATCCCAATCTTCTATTTGGCAAGGATCTCCTTGATACGGTTCCCAACCATCTCCAGTAGCATTGAGTTTAGCAACAATAATAGGATTATGCACATAAGTAGTAGGATTTTCCCAGACTTGAATTAATGCAATTGGTCTTTGTCCATCATTTCCAAGCCAACAACCCTGCGCTGTTGCATAAACATTTGTACTTCCTATAGTTGTTGTATTTTTATAAGGAAAATCTATTCCAGCGTTATTCCAGTCTATTGCATGCCATACTAAAGGAGTAGACCAACCGCTTCCATTATATTCTGAATAATAAAAGATTACTTCATCTGAAGTATGTGGAGGTACATCATGTGTCGCAACAGTGAACAAACTTGGATGATCTGATAAACCATCATGGTGACAAAAAGTTAAACCAATATTAAAATTGCCTGGTTCAATAAAGGAAATAGACCAATAATCTGAATTCCAAGAACCTGATGCCGGATTTGGTGGATTAATATTAACCCAAGAAGATCCGTTCCATTTCATAACAAATAATCTATCTTGACCACCGCTAGTGAAATAAGGCCAAGCAGCAATATAAGGCATACTAGCATCGCTTGAAGCATCGTGCCTACTCACTACAAAGGTAAATTCAGAGAATTTTGCCTGTTGATAATTAGGATCAAATTCTATTCCAGAGCTACTTCCTACAAAACTAGTGGTTCCAGCAGACACGTCATATTTTTTTACTCTTATTTTATGAGGGCCATTTCCTGTGTCTGTTCCAGCTTGCTCTGATTCTGCCCAAGCTATCCAAACGTCTATTCCATCTGTCGCCAAATGGCAAGGTGAAATCTTTGCACTACCCGCCGTATAAAATGTATAGACATGATCAGATAAAGGTCCTGCAACTTTTGTCCACGTAGTTCCTCCCACTAACTCCCAAAGAATAGGACCATAGTTGCATCTTGCGTTTGTGGATTCTTCAACTGTAGAAGCAAAAATTCTGCCATCATCTAGCACAACTATATCAGGAGTTGTAGAAGCTCTTTGTAGTACAACACCTGTTTTTGGAATACTTCCATCAACCTCATTACCTAACCAACCATCATCTATTAATTCATAAGAGGTTCGAGAGGTTGTAGTACTTGTATTTATTTGAACAAAGTCTACATAATCTATGAAAAAGGTAGCACTACTTGTTGGAATACAATAAAATGTTAAATCTTCACCATTAACTATTAATTTAGGTAGCACTCTAAATCTAATAGATTGAAAATCGCCTGAACCCCAGCTACTATCAATTCCATCTCTATATGTTAAAGGTACTTCTCTATAACTTGTATTTATTTTTCCATAGTCACAATATATTTTTCCAGGAAAAACATCTCCACGTTTTATATTAATAAATCTTAAAAATCCACCACTTATTTTAGCTCTTATAACTAATTGATATTCTCCATTAGGAGGTAGGGCTGCCCCTCTAACATAAAATGTTTCTGTTTCATCAGTAGGATTAGTTGCTTGTTGGAATTTTAAATCTTGAGTTGTTTGTACAATTCCAGATACGACAGAGACATCTGCATGAGGCTCGTTTGCATCATCAGCAGCTTGTACTCTATAATTTCTTCCCCAAGTATAATCGAAAGTTCCTATATTGGGAGCATCAGGTATTGGAGTTGAATCTCCTATAATTCTAACCCAAGCAGTATAACCAGGAGGTATTAAAATTGTATAAACTCCACTACCTAAATTTGGAGCTTGATGATTAGTACCTAAAAATCCTACGCCGCCACCCACTACATATATAAGTGGTTCATTTATATTAGTATAGACTTCAGCACCAGCATTTATATTTTCCCAATAATGACTTTTAACAATCAATCTTCTATTAAATGAATCTTCATTTTTGAAATAATACCAAGCTGTACCATCATCCGAATTTGTTAAATTTTCTTCTCCACCATCAAATGTCTCAATTGTGTAATCTCTAACATCAACACTAATAGTTCCTTCAGCAGCAGTTAGTCTAGTTGCGCCAAAGAATGAATCATTGTTTGAAGGCGATAATTCTGTGAGTGACCAATCAAAAGAAAAGTTACCTGAAGAACCATCTCCACCCCAAGAATGAACTGTTAAGTAAAAAGTAATTTCAGGGGCAACTCTAAATGTTTTTGCGGGAGGATCATTAGTTCCATCACCTGCAAAATAAGATAAACTTCTATCCAAAAAATTGAAAGGAGGTTCACCTGATATTGCATAATAAGTATGAACGGTTACATTAAAATCACCTGATATATCAATATCGAAATCTACTGCTTGTGCACCAGTAGTAAATTTATACCAAACAGTAGGTTCATCTAAACCATACCACCATTGTTCATCTCCTGTAGAACCATTACCTTCCGAAGTAGCTCCAATTGTGGTTCCTGTTACAGTTCCAGAAGAACCTACTGTTAAAGTTACAGCATTAGCAATATTATCATTAGAAGGAGGCATCTAGAATACCACCGTGACAGATCCGTTGGTAGAACCTAAAATAAGTACTGCGGGTGTAATTGATGCTCCTGAGTAAACCCACCCATGAACAGGAACGTCTGCATCAGGCCAGAAAGGCTCTAATAGATAATACGCAATTGTGCCGCTTGTTCCACCAGTAAGAGCCCCACGCACATGTAACATATCTCTAGCAAATTCTCTATATTGATGCTTATGATATGGAGCACCTTGATGAGCCCAAGAATTAATCAAAGTTGGTGTAACCCATACTTTTGAAAGCTTCTCATTCTGAAGCTTGATAATATCTCGAGTATTACGATTAGACTTCTCAGGAATCCAATCGTAGAAATCTTTACTCTCGGGTTCTGTAAATTTAGCCATTAGTAGATCTGATCCAGTGTAAACTTACAAGTCCAGTTACCTTCAGTGTTAGATAATTCTTGAGACGCGATAATGTAAGGTGCATCTACTTTGTGATAAGGCATAAACATATCTTCACTATCTACATACACAACGCGCCCACAATGATTGTAGAACCCCACAGTCTCATCAAATGGATCCATGCGATCAGGTAAAATTGTGATTGTGTTCTTCTTTTGTGGGTTACTGTGGTATCCACCAATATCATTAGTTGCTTGCTGAGCTGCAAAATTAGTACGGATCGTTTCATTGAAAGATACGATCTCTAACCATTTTCTAAATTGCGCTCTAGACGGAGCATAGCTATAATACTTAGGAGTCGCAGCAGTAGGCATTCCTACTGTAGCAGTTGCTAAAGGACCTTCATTAGCCCAATCAATATCTAAAAGACCATTTACATAACTAGGTGCGAAGATCGCAATAGGAACCGCGCTTTCGACTGTAGAACGTTTCGGAGAAAAGCATCTAACTGTTTTGTCCCAATCACAAACAAAATCGAAACCGTAAGGTTCAGCTAGATTACCTATTGATCTAAATTGGTCAATAACATTGGTAGTGTCACCAACCATTACTGAGTAGCTAACAGAGTTTAACCAGCCAGAACCACTAAATGATGGTATAAGATGAATTGTCTGACTGGTACCATCATACATTCCTGCAAGAAGTTGTGTAAGAACTGTTTGCTGACTTTGGTTAACCCAATACTTAATGATATCTGTTTCAGTCCAAGTACTAGGATTAATGGCATAACCAGCAAAGTGGTAAGGCTGTTCAAGCCATGCTAACCAATCCACTCCCTTAATTGTTACAAAATCTTCGCGAGTCTTTAATCCTATAGGAGCACAAATTCCTCCCTGAATAGGATCGAAGGTGAGTCCACCATCAGTAGAGATTTTGTAGATGAAGTCTGTTCGACGTGGAGCGAAAAGATCTCTTGCGAGCTTAGGATCTGACAATGCGATCTTGCATTCATTGTCTCCAATATCACTACGTCGATAAGTTATTGTAATGTCATTTGGCTCGAAAGTCTCGAGAATCATTCCATCATGATCTTTGATATCGAGCCAAACTGATACTGCCATTTTACGTCTCTACAAGTTGGACGTCAATAGGACCTAGTTTGACTACTTCTGAACCTACAGTAAATCCCACAAACAGACGATAATGTCCTGCTGGTAATAGTCCACCAGGGCCGCCTGAAGAAGTATCTACAAGAGGATTAATTCTCATTGCTACAGCAGTCGTACTTGCGTTGTTATACACGTAAGAGTTGTCATCCTTCTGAAACCAAAATTTTGGAGATGCTCCAGAAAGATCAGTAACAGCACTAGTACGATCTACGATATCAACAGGTACTATCTCCTTAGTACCAACAGTGAGTTTAACAGCCATACGTTATAACCTACCTCTCACTACATACTTAAATCTTTGAGTAACAGCTAATGACCATTTACCTGCTTCTGTATGGAACCACTTACGAGAACATTCCAATTCATCCCAAGCACTAGCTCCGAACCTTTCTAGGAAAACTACAACTGCATTAGAACTCGTAGCTTTTAATATTCGTATAGGTGATCTAAGCAGACTTGTAGAATTCGTAGCAGTAGCTTTAAGTGTCCTTATTGGTGAAGACACTTTCTTAGGAATTGTAGTTGAAATGGCTGTTAGAATTCTTATAGGCATTGCAACTTTAGAAGGTACTGCTGTAGCTACTGCTGTAAGTACCTTATTAGGCATACTAACGTAAGAAGCTGTACCTGTGCCGGTACAGCTTAATGTAGCGTTTTGAGTAGCCATTAGATTACGACATAAGAGTTATCTGACACTTTACGCCAATAGCCTTCTCTACATTCAAAGGTTAAATCAAATTGTTGGACTGTAGGAGAACCACTAGCTGTAAGTGCTCCTAGATTTTGTTCAAGAACACACAAAGCGTAATACTGAGTCGCGTCACCATCTACGGTAAGAACGAATTTAACATGATCGAACTCAGTGTTACTTTGTGGTGGTACTACCTTCTGAAGCAAAGCCTTTCTTTTAGTCCAGAAGGATGAAGTAGTATCTGCTAGAATTTCACCCTTTAGATTTATTGGCATATACTCAACATCTTGATATGTCTTCCATCTACCAGGACCTTGACTTTTTCTAGCAGTCATACCATTAGTAACATATTCCCAATCAAAGTGTTGGATTGGATAATTAAGATCATCAAGTTCTAGTGAGCTCGAGAAATTATCGTGAACTCCGTAGATATAAAGGCTAGTAATCATCGCCTATTCCTACGGTTGAAGGAGTGTTCATTCATAGCCTTTTTGATAGCTCTAGCTGTATCTGCACTATCAGCATGGATTGTTATGTTATCTCCATGATTATGAACTACCGCACCTGCACCAGCACCTACGCCTACACCTGCACCAACGCCAATAGTTGAACGTGTGGGGGGCTTTGGCGGTCTAGGCGGTGGTTTAACTGGATTGGTAGTATTCGAGTTATTCTGTTGAGTTCTCTGCCAATTTGCTACAGCGTCTTGAACCTCTTTTTGCAACGAGGCTGCTAGCTCTTTACCAAACGTAGCAACGATGTAATTTTTGTATCCTTTACGAAGCACTGCTTGTGCTTTATCAGAAGCCAAACCTTGAACGATCTGCCATGCTATATCATTACCGTAGCTTTTCCAGAGAGCAAGAGTATCATCCATATCTTTCTTTGTAGATTGTTGAATCTTCTTTTGACTTTTTTCCCACAAATCTACATACTCTTTGAATGCTCCTGGACCAGCTTTACGTAGACCTTCAAGTAGTGGTAATGCTTCTACACCCTTATTACGAAGCTCATCTATTAACTCTCTTGGAGCTCCACGACGACGAAGGATATTAAGATCACGACGGAACTGAGTAAAGTTCCTAAGCTGAACTTTCATATCTTGTAGTTGCAGAGTTATAGGAATGGCAATAGGCTTGATACCGAATCCTTGTAACATCGAGTTGATGTTATTGTATAGCTGAGCAATAGGACCTTGTGAGATAGGTCCAGTAAATATACCGAATGCTGCTTTATTTACTTGCTCTAGTTCTTTGAACTTATTAGCTAAGTTGTCTGCTGCCCGAGCAATCAGATCCATCTGATTTCTCTTAGCTTCTAATTGGGCGCGAATTCTCTCATCAGCTAATTTACCTTGTGAAGAAGCAGCTGAATTAGCAGAAGAAGCAAGGCTATCATTCTTTTGGGTAATATCATTGTAAAGCTGAATCAGTGCTTTAGCTTTACCAGGACTATCTGCTTGCTTTTCTAAACGGTAAATTAGCTGCCAGTCATCTATAATGGATTGTCTAGTTAATTTGTTGACCAGCGCAGTATTACCAGTAGCTTCTGCTTTAGCTAAAGTGACTTGTATGTTAGAAACCATCTGAGCTGCTTGCTGTGATAGAGTATTGAATACGTCTATACCTGAAAGTTCAGATGCGAGTTCTTTCCATTTATTAGCAATAGAATTCTTAGCCTTTTCATTGTCCTGCATTATATTATGAACATTATCTCTGTTACGTTCTACTGCTTCTATACCTACTGGAATAGCATACTTAATAGCTCTTTGTCGTGCAATGATTTCTTGGATTTTCTTTTCGAAACTATCATCTTTGAAATCTGAGCTAACTTTCATCGCAACAGGAACTATTATTCCTCCTGCTAAAGCTCCCCACGGACCTCCTATAGTACCTCCTGCTATAGCACCACTTAATGCGCCAGCTAGGAAATCTTTTGCTTTCGGATCTCCTTGAATAGCAGTCTTAATGATTATTGAGATAGCACCTATTACACTTAAACGTTTAGCTACTATTGCTAACCTTCCAAGTAATCCAACTGTTCCTTCTAGTGGACCAGCTAGCCTAGAGATCCAACTAATCAAAGTGCCTATAGCACCTACTAGCATTGCAATGATTCCGACGGCTACTGTTATTGCAGATCCCCACACCATGAAGATGCCAATTAATCTACGTGTGCGTGGACTGAGATCTTCGAAACGATGTGCTAGTTTATTGATCCATTCAATGAATCGAACCATTTGAGGCAAAGCATATTCACCAAGAATGATAGCGAATGCTTTAAATTGGTTAACAGCAATCTGCCACCGAACACCCGGCGATTGCATACCTGCTTGGAACGATGAATTGAATTCGTTTGTATCTAGGTTAACTTCTTTGATGATATTTAAATATTGTTGGTAACCTGTAATTAGGTTAGTCAGAGCTCTACGAGCCTGAATAGTTCCCTGAACTCCTGTCGTATCTTTACCTGTTAATACAAACTCACCACGTTTAGTGATTGTTTGTATTAAGTTTTGAAGTTCAATTCCACCACTTTTAAGTTCTTTAGCTCTAGTTACTATCTTAGTAATAATAGTAGAAAGATCATCGAGCTTTTCTACTTCTTTTCCACTAATAAGTTCTTTGTGGGTAATACCAACTTTGAATAAATCTTTGAATCCAGCAACGAATCTTTTATCACCCATTACTTGTAATAATCTCTGAAGTCCTGCCGCAGCTTGCGGTTGTGGTAATCGAGTAGTAAGGAAAGCGAGTGCTCCACCAACTTCAGTAAGATTCTGTCCAGCAGCTTTACCAGCAGCAGCTACAGGCCCGAATAATTGAGAGAATGTAGCAAAGTCACCTCTACCGAAGCGGACTGTAGCAAACAGAGTATTTATTACCTTATCTACATTTTTCAAACGTGGATCGAAGTTGTTCAAAGTGACAATCATTGCGTCAGTAGCAGTCTTTAGATCTGTGAATCCTGCTACTGCAACTTTATTAGCAGTCTTTAATAATGCACTTGTTTTCGCATAGCGAGCTTGAGAGTTGCCCGCCATATCAATACCTGATGCAATCTCGAAAGCTGCTTGAGCATTTTCAGCAGCAGTCGAAGGAAATTGTCTAGTTAAGTCTAAAATAGACTTTCCAAGGATTCTACTAATTTGAATCGTCTTGCTCATAGGCTCATTAACGCCTCTAAGCTGAGTGGAAGTCTTAATTACTTCACGATTGAAATTAGCGAATGTGCTAGACAATCCTGCTGATAGACCTAATCCAAGTCCACCAAACATTAATGCTACTGAGCCACCATGAATAAGTGATCTATTACGAATCATCCTTTGTTGCATGGCAGCTTCTTTTTCATACTCTGCTGTTGTTTTAGCTGCCAGAGTATTTAAGAAACCTTGCTCAGTAGCGGCGGTTGCCAGTCCAGCATTTAATCTGGCAACCGCCTCACCTTCATTCATACGAAGTCTAGTCATTTGTTGCTGGGTAGACAGACCTCTTAATGCTATTTGAGCATTCTTCTGATTCAGACCTATTATTTGTCCATTTAATAATCTAGCATAAGCGTTCCCATTACGGAAACTGATGTTTTGAATCTGATTTAGATCTAGACCTATTCTCTTTAATTTAGTAGCGTGAGATAACTCTGTCGCTTTCAAGCTATTCATTCTAGATTGATAAGACAGAGCCTTCTGACCAGTAGTTAATGTGTGATCTTGTAGCTGAGCTGCTAATTTAGCTTGCTTGTTGAAATTCGCTTGCTGAGCATTAGCAATTCTTCCTACTTCTCTCTGTAGCTGAGCAGCACGATTTACTCCCCCGAGATCGGAAGATAATCTTCGCAACCTTGTAGTCGCGCGATCCTGCACGCGCAACATAAGATTCAGCTCATAACCTCGGAATGCCATTAAGTCCCTTTTTCAGTCTCGATTAGATAATCTTGATAACGAGAGTCTGCATCAACTACAGCTTCTAGACGTAAGACTGTTCCTTTTGGTTGATTCATTAAACCGCCAGGCCAGGGTAGAGTGTTGAATTCTTTACATAGCCTTGTTATTCTTAACCACTCTAAGCATTCTTCTATTAACTCGTCACTGTATCCGTATTGTCGAACATCGACTGTTCCGGATTTGGAGGTTCTGAGGAGTTGGAAACAGCATTCGGAAAATCCCCCTGAAACTCATCACCCTCACTATTTAGTTCATCTATCAGACGCTCTATTTCCATCCCCACGTCGGGTCTGAGAGAACGGAGTGTAATTGGGTTGTTGAAATCAAGAGGATTTTCCGATGCGTCAGTAAGGTTATGATCCGCGATACAGTTCTTGAACATGAAATCCCTCTCCCATGTTTGGAGAGATTCAAGAACCATCTTCGCTGTCTGTGGTTGTGATTGGCCCCTTTTTCCTTGATTAATCTGTTGTTCCATTGATGCTTTAGTAGCTTTATCACGACGCTCTAGCATTTGGTAATAAGGAAGCTGTCGTAACTTCACCCAAGCACCAGGTAGATTCTTCAGATCATAGTGATGAAGCTCTTGTGATACTGTAGCATTAGGCATAATTTACTCCTGTTTTAGTAAGTGTTTAAAACGAACCTTCGCGGATTCCGGTTAGTAGATTATCTACTACTTCACTTTCTTGACCAGGCCAGTGCTTTAGAGTTGCAATATTAACCGTTGCTCCACTCCGCTTTAAACGTCGTACATATTCTCGAGTAATACAATCAGGACAATTAGGACGATCACATCCTAATACAGCTTGACCATGACCGTACTCTCTTTGACAACCATGACCACCTACTGCTTCTACTGTTACTAAAAAAGTACCCATTTTCTATTTTCTCTTCTCTTTTTTGAATTACGAAATACTAATTGCTGACTTAACTTCGATTTGGTATCCGTCTCCACCAACTTGAGCAAGACCGTGACCTACGAAATTAGCCATTACGATCTGATCTAGTGATTCGTTGTTGACTTCATAAGTATCGAAGGCCATTCGGTTAGCTTGTAGTTTAACACCGTCTGTTGCGCTAGCGAATGAAACACCTCCTACTGTAGATTCAAGCTTGATTGCTTGAGTTGCACTAGCTACCATGTTGTCATAATCAACGCGATCTACGAAGTCAAGCTCACTACGTACTTCAAATTCTGTCTTTCCGAATTTAACGTAGTTTGCAGAACGCTGAGACTTGATTCGATTTTGTGCTTCTGGATTGTGATTCACATTGAATGTGAATCCATTGAAACTAGTAATTGCAGAGAATGTAGGTGTAACACCACTTGCGCCATTGTAGACATTGTGAGTATCTGCACCAAGAATGTCTGCTGCAATCCAGGATGGAGTTGGTAGAGACTGTACTGCTTCCGCAAGACCTAGAATGCTGAGAGTACACTTAAGTACAGCATTGTCGATTGTGAAAGCGTACTGACCAACTGTGCATCCTGTATAACCGAATACAATACCATTTCTCACGATTGTGATCGAGAGAGTTCTTTGGACTGCTCCCGATGCTGCTGTAGAAGTTGAACCTGCTGTAGAAGGAACGAACTTGTAAGTATATGGACCAGCACCAGTCTTTGTGATTGTATGTCTAGAAGCATACAGGAAATACAGGAAGTTGTTGGTATCAACTTCTAACTCGATGTCGCCTTCTGTATGATAGTAACCAGGCTTCACTTCTGCATCAATCACCTGCTGACGCATCTGTTGTGAATAGTACTTTGACTCTGTATACTTAAGACCTTCACGTAGAATGGGTACAAATACAGTAGGAGCTACATATGTACCCATTGTGGATTCTGGCGCAATACCAAGATATCCGGTAGCTCCAATCCCAGGCGGCATTAATTATCACCTTCTTCCTCATCATCGAGTTCTGATTCATCCATGACTAGTTGTGCTTGTTCTTGTGGGGGTGGAACATAAGTAACACCGTCCACAACCATATTAGGATTTCTAGAAAGATACTCTTTTAGAGGTACACCATGAACACCCTCTAGATATTCCTGTTCTTCTTGTGTAATCACGACTACCTGCTTATTAGGTAGAAGTAAACCACCCACATCAAATTCTAATCCCTCTGGATATTCCTCATTATGAAACTTGACCTGCATTAAAATCTCCTTTGTGTTAGTGCTCTCCAACTTATTACTGTTGAAATAATTGCGTTGGATTTACTTGATCTAGGCTGAAGTACTCCATACTTCTCATCACTTACATAGGCAAATACTACTCTTTTGCTTCCAGGAATATTAGGAAACTCCTTCCACTCATAATCTTTTTCGAGTTCTTGTTCAACCGCTGTAACAAGCAACATATCCGCTTCAGATCTTTCTCTCTTAGTAAGAGTAAGATCCCCATGATATACATAAAGCTTGAGCTCAATAACAACGTTGAAGGTTTGAGTTGCATGAATTTCCTTAGTACGTTCTCCTGGAATTATAACTACAGCTGGATACTTGGGAATTCTAGTTTCATTATATTTGCCTACGAATCTAATACCTAGTGGACCGCTTTGCTCCTCCAAACGACCCACAACCATATCAATCGCTTCTGATGTATTAGATATCAATTCGCTTACCAAACTTGCCACCAATGCCTCTAGTCTGTAGAACTCCTTGACTAGAAACAAAGAAATTATGAGAGGCTTCTTCTAGACCTGTACTAAACCATATATCGAATACCTCGAAAATTTTAGCTTCTGCTTCATCACTGAGTCCGATAAATGGTCTAGGTGGAATATTCGAACCGCCCTCGCCAGAGTCTAAATGACCTGTTTCATCAATATTGCCACCATGAAACATTGTCCCATAATCATCAGATCCATATTGGTGAACTTCCCAATAATCTGGAAGACTAGCGGTAGAATAAAAAATTGATTCTCCAGTGATAGACCAGGCTTCTTCACTAAGAGCCTTTTCTTTAAGATCACCAGTCTTAGTGAGAATAGGGTATATAAAACCTACTTCATGTTCTTTCTTAACCGCATAATCAGGATCTAAATCTCTCCATTGCGTACCATCAGGAGCGATCTGACTTTCAAAACGTTCACGCATATCATCACGTGCAATTTTCTTAGCTGCACGTAAAGGAGGATCTAAAGCTGCAAAATAACCAGCTAATTCTAATAGAGCTGCTTCTCCCCTTTTGAAATCTATTGCATCAATCTCTACCCGAGAGATTTCAATGTTTTCATACCAAGGCCAGGGAGTTGTAGCAACAGTCATGACCAAATTTCACCTATAGCGAAAGAAGGATTAGGAGCTGTATTATTAGGATAAAAACTGGCTTCTGTTAAATTCTGAACAGTCACTTCATTACCACTAGGATCTATTACTGTCAGATTGTTACCTAGCTTAATATCATTAAGCATCTGAATTGCATCATTGTACAAATCTTGTGCATACTTAGAACCATCTGAATCGTCTTCTGCAACTAGTATTGCATAGAATTTAGCTGCTACTAATTTGCCTGTAATCTCCCTAATGATTTCAGGGGTAAGAGCTGGATTAGTCCAAGAGTTTAATGTAGCAGAATCAAAACAACTGAATAATCTAGCTCTTACTAATCTTTGAGCATCTATCAAAAGAGGAGTAGCCTGAGCATCCTCAATTTGAGCTTTATCTTCAGGGAGATGAAGATTAATATCAGTGATATCAGCGTAAGCCATAAGAGTATAAAGTAGGGGGAGTTTTACGTCCCCCTACTTTATTAGTCACCCACCGAAGTAGAAGGGTCCTTTACTTTGTTGTCATCATTTGTTTCTTCTTCTTTTTCTTGTACCACTTCTACTACTTCATTGTCATCAGCATACAAATCAAGATCCTCTAGTTGCTGCAATTGCTCTGACCGCTGTTTAAGGACGAAATCCTTAGGGCTACCAGTAAAGCTTGCAGGCATATTTGGATACTTGATTGTTCTGACAACACGTGCTTCTACTAACTGATCCCATTCTTCTTCGTCTATACCTAGTTTTTGAGCTGATACTTCTGCACCAGCTTTAACAGTAAGACGTTTCTTGTTACTAGAATAATGGATATCAGTCCAAGCGTAATAGGCCATTTTAATACACTCCTGTTATCACGTAGCTGCAACAGCGGTCTGGATAAGATATCCAGCGACGTTAGAAACGATCTTTAGATCGTATTCGTAAGTCACACGAATCATATCAGACCTTGTATCTTCATCACGCCAAGTATCCGTAGCACGGACCGAACCATCAGGCTGAGGATAGACAAACGTTTTAGCGAATGTCTTTGTCTTCTGACCAGGAGTAGGATCGACTAGACCGAGCCATACATCCTGTCCCCAGAATGACTGAATGTTCTCCGCTGCATCAATATTCTGTGCAGAGTTGTACTTGGAATCAACGATGAAGAACGACTCAGGTGCAGGAACGTTGATTAGTGTCTTCCAAGCTTCAGGCTCAGAGAGCGAGAAGTTTTTGAAACGATCTACAACACGTGGATGCTGTTCGATAATACCAAGAGCATCAATAGGGATAATCATGGTATTGGGCCATCGACCAGTGTTGTTGTAAATCTTGAAACAAGCAGTACGGATATCAGATACAGGATTAGATGTCGAAGAAGTACCACCTGTATAATCTGACCACTTAGCTGCGCCAGCTAGTGCTGTAGTAAAACCAGCAGCATAGTTAGATGTATTACGGAATGCAGTAGATACTTTCTGCTCATGCTCAAGAAGAAGTGAACCAGTAACATCTTCTGTTACATCGCGTTCAGGATCAATATCAAGATCTCCACCGAAAGTAGCATCTGCAAGTCCACCTAGAGAGGTGAGTTCACGTCTTTCTTCATCAGTAACACGACCCTTAAGAGCGTGTTGCTGAGTCGAGAACGTATCTTCACTCCACTTACGTGGACCGATTTCGCGTGCCGATGTTCCCGGCTCACGCCTAGAACGATAAATCATCCAGTTTGAACGATCGAAAACACGATAGCGACCGCTCTTAGTACGAACTGGTGTAAGTGGAGCTAACCGCTCACCGTATAGAGACTGATCCTGATAACCTACTGAGAATCCGGTAAGAATAGGATCAATATACAGTTTACTTGGATCATACGCCATTTATTATTTCACCTCCCTTATGGAATGAGTGGTAGACCAGGAGTAAGAAGAACTGGCACGTAATCGCCAGCAACACCAGTTGCAAGACAAATTCCTAGTGGACGAGCACCGGAGTTAGATGCGACAGCAAGACCTGCACCATCACTAACTACAATGTTACCGAAAGAAACTCCACCTGTACCAACTTTAACAAGTGAGACTCCAGTAACTCGAACACTAGCACCCTTGCCCTGCAGAATTTCTGCAGAAGTAACTCCAAACTGCGAGATACCAAGAACAACATCACCTTCAGCAGTTACAGGAGTAACTGCATCGGCGCTAGACATCTTAACAGCAGCAAACTTAGTAAGTGCCGCTGCTGCATCGAAGCCTAAACTTAGAATGTCGATTCCACCCTCAGCCATTAATTTTCACCTCTTTCACTGTTTGAGCGATACATCTTAACGAGATCTTCGTTCTCCTTCATCACCTGTGAAATAGCATCACCATAGGATAAACCCTTTTCTGCCATCCTCTCGTAAGCTAAATCACGTAGCTTCAGTGCTGCATCTTCACTAGAAGAAGCATTTGTGTTGCTCTCGCGAGAAGAACCAAGTTCACGATAATCTACAATTGCTGCACCATCCTTGAAATGATCTAGGAAAGATTCCAGATCCTCATGAGTCATAAGACCATCTGCAATCTTAAGATGCAGAGATTCTACTTCACCAAGTACTAGAGCAGAGAATCCTGAACCATTACCAAACGACGTATACTTCTGCGAGAATAGATGTGCAGAATCTGCACGATTCTTTGCACGAAGTTCTGCAATTTCTCGAGCTTGCTCAGGGAACATTGCAGCAAAATTGAGAGCCGCATCATTTTCATCACCTGGATCTCCGTCATCATCATCGTCATCTCCCATAAGGGCGGTAACGACCTTATCCAGTTCTTCTGTTGATGCGTCCTCACTAAGACCTAGCTTCGCTAGAATCTCAGGAGTTAATTCAGCCATTACTTTTCCTCCTACATTTGTTGGTACACTTATTCTTGATTGATCTTTAGTAGCAGATGATAATTCAGAAACTAGACTATCTAGAGTTTTAACACCATCCACCATACCATGCTTCAAAGCTGTTTTAGATCTATAGACACGTCCTTGTCCGTAATTTTCCATTACATTTTCGGTAGTTGTATCGCGTCCTCTAGCTACACTCTCAACGAACATATCGTACATTTCGTGCATTGTTGAAAGCATATGTGCTTTAGCATCATCTCCTAGAGGCTCGTAAGGATTACCTTCTGCCTTGTACTTTCCTACCGAAAGAATAGTACGCTTTAATCCAGACTTCTCATCTTTAGCACTCTCATCAACATGAGTAGCAATTACTCCTATTGAACCTGTTACTCCAGAAGGAGTTGCCCATAACTTATCAGCCTGAGAGCTTAAGAAGTAAGCAGCTGAACCATTTACAGAATTTGAGATAGCATGAATAGGTTTGATATTAGCTTGACGGGCTTCATAGATTACATCGGCAGTTTCTTTAACCATCTGGGCAGAACCACCGGGAGAATCTACATTAAGAATGATACTAGTAACCTTGTCACTATTCATTAACTGAGTAAAATCATTCTTAAACTTCTGAAGACTAGTAGCACCACTCATGCTAGTCATCATATTAGCTTTAGGGAAGATTGGACCCTGAAGTGGAAGAATTGCAAGGCTAGGCTTATCAGGTAATTCCAATTCTCCTGAGCTCATATTTGATGCTCTTAGAGCTTCTAGTTCTTCTGAGCTTAGTGAAATTCCTTCAATCTTACGATCTAAAATTGAAAGAATTAGCTCCATACCTTCTTTAGTAATATACCAGCATTGCTCGTATATACCTGAAAGGATTTGTTCATAACGCTCTGACATTACTCATCTTCCTCCTTTGCAATTGGAGGAGTCTCTCGGCGCCATCCATTTATCACATCCTTAGTCTTAGGTTGATAAATAGGAGTTGGACCTGTACCGGCATCGGATCTTTCGTATGCACGATTTTCTGCACTCATTATACAGCTCCACTACTAGGTGATTTACCAACGTTACCAGCACCACCATTATTGCTGGTTGATAATTTTGTAGGTGTTACTTCCGGACGAGCTTCAGTCTTTGCAGGCATATCAGCAATCTGACGTAGATACTGTTCTGTGCTCATATCTGGAGTAATGCCTGCTGCATCCATTAAGTTCTTTATACCTGAAGACCACATCTGGAAATCTTTTACTTCCCCAATATTACGAACCTTCATCTGTGGGAATCTGTTTGTGGGGAAGTTGTAGGATACTAATCTAGGAATTGTGTACATATTCATGTATCCACAAATTCCATTAGCAATATTTCTCATTGCTTTCATAAACATGTCAAAGGCCGTTGCACCAGTAGCACGACCTCCGCCAGATGAGTCAATTCCCATGTTTATGAATTGCACTAGAATGTTTTTCATGATTTGATTATCATGATGTAAAGCACTTTCTAGTGCATTTACTAAATTACCTTCAACTTTTGCGAAACCTACAGTAAGACTAGAAGGACGAACGATATATCCTTTTTCGTTCGTTCGTAAGTTTGCTGCTAGTTCTTCTGCTAGTTTCTTTTCAGCTTTGGTAGCACCAGGCATAACCTCAACTTCTGGTACTCCAATACCGTGACGTTCTTTTTGAATTGCATCAATAGTGTAGAGTTTATCTTTGTAATACCAAGGACGATAAGCTGGACGAAGAATTGACTCTCCTTCAATATCTCCATCACCTTCAAAGGTGAATACTACACATTTATCTATAGGTATCTCAATTTGTTTAACTTTATTATCAGCACCTATAGCATTCTGCTTTAGAGATAAAGGTCCACCATTATCATCAAAGTTAAATCCTGTAACAGAACGAGCAGGTCTTTCAGCTAATTTCTTAAGCATTGTATATTGTCGAAGATTAGCTGTGGGAGAAGTAGTCCTAGGTGACCACTCTCGTAATTCGTAAACTTCCTCTAAGACAGAGAAACCATTTTCTAAGAAACGACAAATAGCTTCAAGTGTCTTGTTCCAAGGAAGATGTCCACCAAAGAAAATGTTGTCAGAGACGAATTCTCCAACAACTTGATCATTGATATCCTGGCTATAAGCATCTACGTAGAATTCTGCACCAAGTATAGATGCTTTGCCAGCGCGTAAAGAGGAGCGTACAGAGACATCCCCTCTAATCATCTTTTTGTAGGTTTGGAGCTCTTGATTCCTATTCGCTAATTCAGGTACAGGGTCCTGAATCTTAGATAGCCTAGATGACCCTAATTCGTTATCTGAGCCACTAGGTACAGGAACGGCTCCTTGAGCGGAGTAGCTAGTTCCGGTAATTTGCTTACGTGGTGTAGATTGTACTAAACGAGCACTAGCCATATGATATCGATTCTTCCGCTTTTATACCACTAGTATACGTGAAAAATGACTCTGCTTCGCTTCCCTGCATTGTACCACTGTATACGGAATCTAGTCCTATATTCCTCCCTAATACGAAATACTGACTAAAGAAGTAACGGATAGTATCAGGTCCGTGGTCATCATAATCATGCTGCCCTACTTTTTCGTTATGACCATCTTTTCCTTCCTTACGACGTAGCTGACTCATTTGTCGTATAAGATGCTTACAAGAAGGATCTACGAAGAACTTAGGAGGACCTTCAAGAGGTTTAATCCATCTAGTTACAGCTTCTATTCCTTGTGACCAAGGAACACGATCTGCCCATATTTTACCAAGTAAATATTCTAAAGTTGCAATTTCATCTGCACCTGATGGATCTCCAAACATCATACTCACATGAAAACCTGGAGGATTTTCCCTATTTTTGATAATATTTGCATGTTGGAAAGTTGGAAGATAAGATACCTGATACTCTCTCCACACATAAACATTATCCATTGGATCTACCATTATATCATAACAACAGAATGGATCAATGTAACCAAAGTCAAATGCCCAGAAATTTTTCCAGTCAGGATTATACTCGATTGAACGTACATGAGTTTCTTCTTTAAAGTCTGGATAGATTTGACCTTCGAACGAAGTGAAAGCTGCTGCATACTCTTGTTCCCAATACTGTTTTGAAACGTTTTGGCGGATACGTACAAGTTCTGGGTCGTCGTACCCACCTGGGTACATTGCAGTATTTGTCCAAGTTGGGAATCTCCAAGATTGATAATCTGGAAAGTTAGGATCCATACCAAGATCGAATAATCCCTTGTACCAATTGAATCCTTGTGGAGTACTCGGGAAAATAGCAGAACCACGTTTGTCAGATAATGAAGGTTCAATAATCTGCTGCCAAGTACGCATACTATGCCTAGCAGCTTCTGACATAATTACACCATCAAGAGCTTCACCTACTAGAGTATCAGGCTTTTCTGCTGACACGACTTCTATTGTGCTACCCCAAGAAGTAACGATACGCATCTGCCCTTGATTAACATTGTAAGTTTTCGTAGTACAACTGCTTAGAAGGCCTAACTTCTTTAAGTCATTCCAGACAACTCTAAATTCTTTTTCTCCAAGACGATAAGTAGGACCTACAATCCACCACATAGTATCTGGAATAAACAGATTATAGGTAAATTCATGTCCAGCCGCTTGTGATTTTCCGAAGCGTCTACCACAACAAGGCACTTTGAATCTAACAGTAGAATTATGAATTTCCCACTGTTCTGCACTATGTGGCTTGTAACCAAGCTTATAAAACAGAGTGGTTTTATTTATTAGTGCTTCACGCTTCATCAGTCATCTACTCTAATTCTAAACGGTCCTAATCTTACTTGTTGTGGAGATGCAACAAAGTGAATATACAGATTGTAATAACCTTCTTCAAGGTTAGTTGTATCAATTAAAGGTAGAGCGATCATAACATCATTAGCTGCTGAAGCGTTAGTTACAACTGCTGTCTCCGCTGCATCAGCTTTATATAAATCGTATCTTAAGTCTGCACCAGTTAAAGTTATTAAAGCATTTAATACATCTGTAACCTTAATTGGTACATTCTCGACAGTACCTTTAGTTAATCTTACTTCTCCTGTTGCCATTGTTACTCCTTATGAGAACTAAAGGGATCTAACATTTTAGCTATAAATCTTCTTGTGTGACTCCCTTGATAAGCTGAATAGGATTGTGCTGTATAGTGTTTCAATACTTCTGCAGTCCATTCAGAGAATGCTATAGCATGTAACTTCGTACGACCAATGAAATTAAAGATATGAGTTGCAATACTAGCAACAGCATGTCCTGTAGCATTTAGTATTAAACCTGCTGCTGAATTAGTTGTAAGAACTGGATTTATACTTCCAGTAGTAATAATGAATTTACCAACCTGGCGAACTATACTTAATAGTGGTGTAGCTGTTGTTTGTAAAATCTTATTAACAGATTTTACTAAAGTAACAGTATTAGAACCTATAGCAAGTAGAGTTACTGTACCCGGAATCACTGTTGTATTAAGAGAGGTTACATTAGAAGCTATTGCTTTTAGAATTCTAATAGGACTTCTAATTAAAATAGCTACTCCAGTACTAACAGCTGAAAGAGTTACAACTTTAACTTTAACTGTAGTTAATGAAGCAATTCCTGTAATAGTTGTTATTAGTACTTTTGAAGGAACTACAATTTTAACAGCAACTCCTGTAGCAGTAGTAGATAGAATCTTGATAACTGATTTTACTAATGATGCTGTTCCAGTTCCTATAACTGTTAATGTCTTTAATGGAAATCTTATTAGAGACGCAGTAGCAGGTCTAGATACTGAAAACACTTTCGAAGGAGAACGAACTAAAGTAGCTATTCCTGAACCTGATACAGTTAGAATTCTCGAGGGTGATCTAACAAAAGATGCTACAGACGTTCCTACCACATTTAATGTTCTTATTGGACTTCGTATTAATGAAGCTACATTACCTGCTGTGGCTGTAAGAGTCCTTGTAATTACCTTAAGAGTTGTTAATGTAGCTATTGATGTTGCAGTTGCTATTAGAGTCTTTGCAGGAATTTTTAATAAGTTAGATACTGATACACTAGTAGCCGAAAGCACTTTTATAGGAGAACGAACGAATGTTACTATTCCAGTACCTATAACTGATAGTATTTTGATAGGACTTCGAATTAAGAATGTTACATTTGTACCTGTAACTATTAAAGTTCTTATAGGTGACTTTATTAAAGTTACTATAGAGATTGCAACTACACTTAGAACTCTAGAAGGAACTTTAAGTAATTTTGGTACGGATGTAATAATTATAGAAAATATATTAGTAGGAGAACGTACAAATGATGCGACACTTGTTCCAGTAGTTATTAAAATCTTTATAGGACTTCGAATCAGAAATACTGCATTAGTACTAGTAGCCGTTAAAGTTTTAACAATGACTTTTAAAGTAGTTAAAGTTGCTACTGAAGTAGCTGTAGTAGTAAGAATCTTTAATGGGGATCTTATTAAAGAAGCTGCACCAGTTCCAATAACAGATAAAATTCTAATAGGAGTTTTAATAAGTGTTGCTACTCCTGTACCTATAACGGAATAGGTCCTTTGAGGAGTTTTAAGTAATTTTGGTACACTTGTTGCTATAACACTTAATGTTCTAGACGGTAATCTAACTAAAACTGGAATAGTAGTTGATACTACTGTTAAAATCTTTTGTGGAGCCCTTGTTAATACAACAGTATTACTCGCTGTTGCAGCTAAAACTTTTATAGGATTTCTTACTAAGAAGGCTATACCTGTTCCTGTAACACTAAGTATTCTACTAGGAGATCGAATTAGAGATACAGAGTTTGTAGCTACAGCAGTTAAAGTTCTTACAATCACTTTTACAGCAGCTAAACTAGCTACTCCAGTACCAATAACACTCAAAATTTTATTTGGAGTTACTAATTTATTAGCAATTCCTGTAGCAGTAACAGATAAAACTTTTAGAACGTCTCTCTTTAATGTAGCTATTCCAGTACCTGTTGTACTCAATACTTTTATAGGAGATCGAATTAGAGTAGCAATAGAACTACCATGAGTAGCCGTCAGAATTCGTTGAGGCGATCTAATGAAAGATACCACTCCAACAACTACTACACTTAACACTCTAATAGGAGATCTAATTAAAGAAGCTACTCCAGTTCCTGTTACACTTAAGATTCTTTGTGGATTCCTTATTAAGGTAGAAACACCAGTACCGGAGACTGAGAGTAATCTTTGTGGAGCTCTAATTAAGAATACTGAGTTAGTTGCTATAGCAGTAAGAGTTCTATTTATAACCTTACTTGTTATTAGCGTAGCTACTCCAGTACCGACTAAAGTAGTCATAGTACGAGAAAGACTTATTATCTTTGTAGCTGTTCCAGTACCCGTTGCACTAAGAGTCCTTATTGGATTAGTAATCTTAGTAGCTAATCCAGTTCCTGTACTTAATAGAACTTTTCCGGGTACCCTTATGAAGGACACCACACCACTACCAGTTGCTAATAGCACCTTTATAGGAGAACGGATTAATGTAGCAACAGAGGAACCGCTCGATGCAGATAGCACTCTTTGAGGAGTGCGAATAAGAGCAGCAATCTCTGTATTTGGAGTAACAGTAAGTATTCTAGAAGGTAATCTCAGAAAACTAGCTACAGCTGCACTAGGAGAACTCCTAGTAAGAATTCTAGAAGGAGATCTAATTAGAAATAGAACAGCAGTACCAATTGAAAATAAAATTTTGATTGGACTACGAATTAAAGAAGCACTACCTGATGCTACAGCAGATAATGTTTGTTGAACTAAATTACCTGTAGGAGTAGCTTGAGGTATTTTAGGAGTTGGATTCCTAAATATAGGTGCTTGAAAAGGCATTAATTAAGAGAAGATAAAATGTATGACTCACAAGTTAGTGTATTTGAAGCACTAGAAGTACCCCAAGTAATGTTTATAGTAATACCACAACCAGCTGTACCTTGACCAGTTGTATCAATAGTAGCTGCTGTATTACCCATATAAGATATTTGAGCGTATTGGGAGTTAGTGACAGGAATGCCCATTACAACATACCCTTGACCTCTACCAGTACCTTGTGTAGCTCCCGGAGGAGCAGTTCTAACATCAAACCTAAATTCTCCATAGAAAGGTAAAGCTGAAACACCTGTAATAGTAGTTATAGTGGGAGAGGCTCCTAAACTTACATTAGTACCAGGAGTAGTAGAAATTCCCCATCTAGGAGTCCATATTATAGTTGGTGTACCAGTATTACCATAAGTTCCACCAAATGTTACTTTATAAATTTTTCCTGCTTTAGCATCATTAGCTGCAATTGAACAAAATTGATTAATTAATGCTTGTGTAGAACCTACAATATTAGACTCTGAAATTGTAGTGTTAATAGCTGCAAAAGCAGCAGTATTTACATCATTAGTATCTAATGATGTAAAACCTTGTCTAGCCATCATATATAAATTGGGATACTTCTTACCTAAAGCTAAATTTTTTCTTACAACTTCTGGAGCTTTGTTTTCAATAAGCCATCTACGATGAAAAGGACCTAAAGGCATTCCTGAAGCTATTTCACGTTCAATAACTTCTGAAACAGACATCAAACCCTGCATAATCTGAACTCCTTTACCTATTCTTTCTTAAATAAATGAAATCTGGTTTAATTGGTGGAGGCACATCTCTAATAAAAGGATCATAATGAATCATTAAACCTAAAAAACAGATAGATGCTACTCTAGTTCCGGCATCAGTTTTACGTGCAGCTAGAATAGGATTGTTATTTATGTTTATAGTAAAGTTATAAGGATCTACAGGAGAACCAAATGCCCATCTCCAGTTTGAAGGAAATGTTCCTAAAGCTCCAACATCACCACCATAAGTAAAAGTATCAATTTGTAAAGTGCTAGGATTATCAAAAACTTGAATTGAACCTGTTTTTGTACCTACAGAAACATCTTCACCATGACAAGCTACAGCAAAAAAGCCATTTATTTCATCTAATTCTTTTATACCTAAATTTCTATATGTAGTTAAATTGACTCTATATTCATCGGTTGTATTATCACCTGTTGAATCAGTACTTTCAATTTGTGTTAAATCTGTTTCAGTAGCTGTTCCTATAGGAGGTAGATTATTTACAGCATCAAAAAGATTAGTAGTACCACCTACACCACCAGTCCATGAACCTCTTTGGTTGTCTGAAATAGGTATAGCTAATACTACTCTACCTTCATCACACCAACTAGTATTTCTAACTGCGGCAGAACTATTGTTTTGACAATAATCATCTAACCAAACTGTCGTTAATGCTCCACCGGGATCTGAAAGCCATCCCATTTTTGGAAGAGCACTTCCGCTTCCTGAAGCGGACCCACTAGCTACATTTTTTCCCTCTAAACGTAAAGCAGCGTTTGTAATAGCACCTAATGCTTTAGTAATAGCTAATTCAATTCTATACCAAGTAGTACTATCAGCTTTAATAATTTGTTCACTATTACTACCTATCTGAGCACCACTACCACTGTATAATCCTATAGTACCATCGGTATTTAATTTAACTAATACATTTTCCCAGTTAATAATAGAAATTACTGACGCTGGTATTGCAGAAAAGCACATATAAATACGCATATAGTTGGTACCTTCAGATACTGTAGTTCCTGTACCAACTGTAACGCTTGTGCCTGATCCAGATTGCCTAAGACATTGTATTGCGTAATTACCAGATCTTTTTGTACTAGAAACTACAGAAGGTGTACCTAAATCAGTTAAAAAATCAGGAAATGAACCTACACCAACACCATCTGTTGGTGAAATATTTAATTCAGCACCACAGTAATGACCTAAATACACTTAAATCACCTTAACATTGATTGTTGTAGCATTCCACTTATATTTAGCAGAGATGCCAGGACAATTGCTATTAGCGAAATATAAAGTGTACTTAGATAGTACTGCAAAAGTTTGTACTTGCCCAGCACCAGCGTAATACTTTCCTCGTAGAACTGGAGGAGAATCTCCAGAACTAGTTACTGTCTTAGTCCACCATCGATAACCTTCTGCATAATTCTTGATAAGAAGACCTACAGTAGATTTACGAACAGTAACATCAGCAACTTGAGAACAGTTCTTACCATCTACTCCACCTAAACGAACTCGAGCTCCAAACGGTGGATCAGGTTCATTTGTAGGATAAGTAGGAGGAATTTGTAAAGTTAAAGAAGGCTCCTGTGTCGCAGTAGAAGTATCTAAACTATTAGCTACTAACGCACCTGTTGTTACTGCAAGTGCAGATAATCCCACTGCTGCAATTCCTTTTCGTCCCATTTAATATATCCTGTTTGATGTAATCTAGTTGCTAGGTGGGCTCTATTTTTTGCTCTTAATTTCCAAAGACACTTTTTCAAATGAGTCTTAGTAGTTTCTAAAGATACATTTAAAGTATCTGCTATTTCTTGATTAGTGTATCCTTGTGCTGCGAGAATCGCTGTTCTGAGTTGTATTGAAGATAAAGGTCGTAAATTCTCTCGCATAATTGGCTAATTCTCGATTCTGTAACATTGATTTGTTTTGCAATCTCTGTCCCCGTATAGCCCTCTATGCGCATTAAAGCTACATAACGTTGTCTATCTGTCAAGGTATCTAAGAAATTTTCAAAATCTATGTTAAAATCTATATTAGGAAGATTATCAGCTTTTAGTTCAAGTCCTGAACGTTCATCTGTATCTTCCATTAAAAGATCTAGAGAGTAAACAGTAAAACCTAGAAACTTAAAATTTTCCTCGTTATACTGTGATCTTTTGATACCTTTGTATTGTTGTACTAATTTTCGTCTTACATCTATCGATGCGCCATAAGCTCTTTGGTATAAATAACTTAATAAGGATGAACCTTTATCAGGATCATGTAAAGTGTAAGCTCTGTATAATTTTTCCTGTATTTCAGCTATAACATCATCTAACATAAAATCGAACTGCATACAGTTCTTTAAAGCAAAATGTTTAGATAGACGCTTTATAGTTTCTATGTCTTCTTGCTTTATTTCCGATAGTGGCGGCATTTTAAGTCATTATTGTTGGGGTGGGCCTTGCCCCAACAATAATTAATTCCAGACTACGAAACTGGAAGTTGCAGAGTTAGTTCCATCTGTAGCTGTTAGAATCCATTTACCTGCTGCTTCTGCAAAGAACTTAGCATCTGTTGCACCTGTAGCTGCTGCACCACCTGAGAATGTTCCACCACCAAATGATAACTGAGTAGATGCTTCAGTTGATGCTAGTGAGTTACCACCAGTACCACCTGTTTTTGCTACTAAGAATAGAGTTGTAGCAGTAATTGTGCTAGCACGTACTGTTGGGTGTAATGTTGTAGCAGCAGCATACTGAGTGCCAGATACGCCTGTTTGATTAATTGCATCTTTAAGGTTCTGTAGTGAAGCTGCTGCTGAAGCTCCGATAAGAACTTCGTTAGCGGCAGGAGTTAATGTGGTCTTGAATGTATATGTAACTGCACCAATTGTAACAGTATCGTTGTTTGCTACGTTAGTACCTGTTGAAGTAAGAGTTGCTACTGCAAAGTCTACTTCGTCAGTTGTACTGAAGCTGCCTGAACCATCTGTAGAAACTATTTCACGGAATGTTGCAAGCCCAGGCTTAGTGTATTCTAGAGTAACAGTTGTAGACGGAAGAAAGTCATCTCCGTCTACAATTACACCATCACCTTTATTGATATTTGTGGGAGATATTGAAAGAGTAGCCATTTAGGTAATCTGTACCTTCCATGTTAGCTGTAGTGAATCACCGTTCAGTAGGTTAATTACGTTTAAAGTTGCAGACGTAATCATGTTACCTGCTGAGGAAGCATCAAAAAGCCCCGATTCGTCTACGGCCCTTGTTGCTGTAATTGAGATTGTACCAACTGACTGGTACGTATCGCCGGTCTGAGTAGTAGTAACGGTTGACTCAGTACCCGATGCGCGAGTTTCGACTTCAGTGGTTAATGCTGTATCTGATGCTGCTGCCGTTCGTGCTGCACCTGTTGCACCTGTACCAATTCCAATAAACTTAGGTGAAGTGGTATAAGTACCAGGAGTTGTTCTTGCACGATCAGCGAAAAGTGCCTTGCCTTTGTTCGTTAGAACAGTGGCTACACCGAATGCCATGTTTTAACCTTTCTATCTAACGTAAAGTAATTTAACCTTTACTTGAGTGGTTTGTTGAATGGGCTCTTTGCGTGGCGGCTCATTACCTTTAAAGTTCCCCACAGCCTCTTTAGTGGGTTCTCGTGGTAAAAGGCAATTACACCTAAGTCAATAACATCTCCAGGTTTAACCTCTCTTCCTAATTTCTTTGTTAGAAGTTTAGCACTTTCTTCACCAACGGTGACCGCGCCGTGTAATTCAGCCTGTTTAACATTAGCATTTGCTGAACGAATTATGACTCTAGGGGCCTTCATAATTTTGAATTTGAATGGAATTACGCTACTCGTTTAACTTCGTCTTCAGTGAGAGTCTTGCTACCGTGATCACCAAAGTCAACAACAACGTAAGTTAGCTCATCATTAGCAAAATTAACAATGGGACCTTCCATATGAACTGGAGGCCACTCTGATCCGTCTTCATAAGCTACTACATCACCAACACGAAATCGGTGCATTCTAGTCTCATCAGCCATTTCAGTTAAACTCCTTTTACTTAATGTATTACCTAAGTTACCCATTTTAACTTTCCGAGGGAACTGGTGTTGCTTGAAGTTGTCTTATAATATCTGCAATCTCATTCTCCTTCTTATCCATGACAGCAGGCTTGCCGAGAGCATATTCGAATACGAGTTTACAGGCTGAAAGACGGACTGCATCCTCTTTGTCACCTGTTCGGAGAATTTGCGAAAGTGAACTAGTTGCTTCTGGAAGCAAAGCCGCCAAATCACGTCTAGCACTATCTGCGATTTCTTCTGCACTACCAGTAGTAGCTAAATGGAGTTCCTGCTCCATCGCTTTACGGTATTCGGCAAGATTTTGAGCTAAGGGTTTATCTTCCATAATCCTATTAATCCTATGGTTAGATTGTAGTTGGATGGTAGCGACTAGTGTACGTGCAGGGTCGCGCGTAGTGACACTAATAATACAGCATGGTTACGTATACTAGTGTTTCAAAAATTCCATTCGTTATAGTTTGATTTTTTGATTTTAAGAATTTAGAGATTCTGATTTTGAAAATTTTACTTCGGAGTTACTTGGGGAGTAAAGCGCACAGTGGTCGTCGCGCGCGTTATAGTTCCTCTTGTGAGTTGAAGTTAGTCACCTAGATCGGAGGGATCGGAATGGACGATCGTATGGTCATTCGCGCGGATGCCCGCGCAATGGGAGCAGTCACCGCAGTATCTCCGCGCGCATCGGCACGGTGGATCGGGAGTGGTACGAAGTCTGGTCCGTGTACGTCCCGATTCGGCGACGGTCCCGCAATTCCCTTCGTCCGCACGCGCGACACATCCGAACGAGTCACGCGTAAAATTCTCTCCGCACGTGAGGCACATCGGCACATGCTCCGCGAGTCGGCGCTCGGCAAGCTCGGAGAGGCAGAACAGTACTGAGAGGCGCAAGCCTCTCACACTCTCCCCCCACCACTTTCACGCTGCGCATAGTTAGCTATTGCGCGCGATGATACCCGAATTTTTCACTTGACAGTGTGAGCGTAGGATGCTACAATCACACTATCGAAAGAAAGGAAAAGAAAAGTGGCATACACAATCGGAATGAGAAATAGGAAACAGCTAGTCGAGGATGATCGCTGTAAGTGTGGTGAGATCGCGATCGTTTCAAAGACTGTCGACGGTATGCGATATCACTTCTGTGCGAATCATCTCGGAACACCAGTACAGTCAGAAGAAGACGAAGTGATGAGCGCGGTCATGGAATTCATCAATCGACCGAAGATCACTCCAACAACACAACCGATGCTCGGAGCACCTACCGATGACGGTGGAAGGAAACGGTGGATCTGATGGATCAGGAATTCCTCGACTATATGTCAAATAAGATCAGTGAGGGAGATCATGGAGCTTTGATCTGTCTCTCAGCACTGAATCTTTACATGGGAGATTACACTCGTAGTCTGATTCACTGTGATTGGGAGAGTTTTCTCCGCACACGCCCCGTCAAAGAGAATATCTGGAAAGCGATTCGCGCTGGACAGTATCTCAGAGAAAGGAAACGTGAAGAATGTTCAGATGGTTGACATACAACTTTCCACAGAATCGACGTAAGAGAGTAAATCGGATTTTGTGGCAAATCCGGCTTTGGTACTAGAGAAGAACCCCACAAAATCATCGAATCCGCGAAATCGGAGGTAATGTCTTCTAGACAACTGTACATACTTGCATAGTCAAGTGAGCAGAGTAGCGGGTAGCAAGAGTATGCTATTTTTCTAGTAGAAAACTGGAAAATAGTCCAACCTAGCTACTATAGTATATATTATATATAGATATTTTTATATATAGTAT